GTAGTTTTAAATACTTAAAGTCCTACGGTAATAGCGGCGGCATATTTTCAATGCAGAACCCGACCGTCGATAATGTGGATAAAACAAATCCAAACGCAACCTACGGGGCGATGAAAATTCCTGTCTACAGCATCAACGGGGCATTTACCGCAAACCGCTTTTATACCTATAACACATTTGCGCTAAACCAAAGCGCGGTAGTAAATCGCGCCACGAATAACATCGCCCTGAAACTCAACAACTCGCAGACCTCTGGTCAATACGCATTTACGTTTCAGGGTGTCGCTGGCGTGTCACAGCGCATCGTGGGCTACCTTCGGCATGACACCACCTACGGCACATCAAACCCGCCTTCGATTTCCTTCTCTGGCGCTGGCGTGTCTGGCTCGTTCACATCAAGTTCGACGGTCAACATCTGGGAAAAGTTCGACATCACTGTCACCCCCACATCGACGGGGACCGTGACGGCAACTGTCAACTTTGCTGGTGCGGCGAATGGCACGGCGTATCTGGATGGCGTTTTTCAGTTCCCATTCATCACGGAAAGCTGGATTTACGGCTTTCAAAAGCTGGCTCAGGTCAACTCGGTGGTCGATCCAAACATCACGTTGTCAGAAACCGCAGTTGCGGCCCTCACGTCCATTGGCACCTATGACGCGGCCTATGACGCGGCCACATATTCGGCAATCGTCGCCGGACCCATGGCGGGCGCATACACCCCAATCGCCACGGCATCGGGCACGGTGCTGGACTTTGGCGCAAACACGGCGGCGATCAACGCCGCGGCGGCATCTGCATTCAGCTACACGGGCGGCGTGGCCACCCTCAAGGCCTCGGCGCTGACTACCGGAGTCAAGTTCAAGACGATTAAGGCGGCCACAATCACGCTGGCCAATGCGGTCGGCGCAGGCACACTGGTGGGCGACGTGCTGCAAGCTACCCCCACAGCGCTGACGGACGTCGCCATCGACGGCGACCTGACCTACAACACCGACACGCCCCTGACCGTCACGCTGACAGACTGCCAGATCACAGGCGAGATCAGCAACAGCGGCAGCGCATTGGTCACGGTCATTCGAGCGGGCAGCACCACTATCGGCACAGTGGGCAGCAACGTAATTACCCAGCGCTTTGCCACGCTGACCGTGAGCGGGGTTGTTGCGGGCAGTGATGTGGTGATCGCCACCACGGCCAACCCGGACGGGACGGGCTCCAACGTGCTGGCCACGTTTGACGCCATATCGGGCACGTCGGTGGACTACACCTACATTGTCGGCGCCGTGTCTGCGGTCAACGTGAACGTGTACAAGCCTGGCTACAAAGACGCGCACCAGAACAACTTTCCATTGTCGGCATTGGACTCCGTGCTTCCGGTACCCCAGCTTGTAGACAGGAATTACCAATGAACATCATGAAGATCATTAACACGACGGACGGCAAGTTCATCGGCGTGAATCTGGACTTGGACGAGCCTATTGTGCTTTCCGGCTTTGTGTTCAACGCCGACAAAACCGAGTCGCTGAACAACGGCGTGACCCGCATCAGCAATTCCAATTACTCAATCGACCTGGTACCCGACAATGGCAAAAATTACCTCGCGCAGTTCGCTCGTAGTCGGCTCTAACCTGCTGATTGATGAGGCTAACCGGACGATTCAACTGGTCCAGGCCGGGGCTTTGGTGCCCAAAGATGGTGTAAAGCTGCAAGCCCTGTACTCCAAGCTGGTGGACCTTTGGTCAACTGCCAGCTACCAAGACAGTGCGTTTCCCATGAACACCATCGACTCGCTTTCAGGCCAGTATGAAATCGGTGTGGACGCTGGCGGCAACTTCAACGGCTGGAAGCCACTGGATGACGCTACCCGCAACATGCTGCGCGATGGCGGGTGGTCTGAGTATTCAAGCGCCGGGGCGCTGCTGCGGCAATACGTGGGCATTGTGGGCCTGGGTTCTGTGTCGTCTGGTGCCCAGCTCTGGTATCAGAGAACCACGTCTGAGGCGCCTATTGATTTTGTCTACACCGACCAGGCCAACCAGGGCGTGCAGGTGTATGGCAACGCCGCAAACGGGAACTTTGACTACCGCACGCACATGAAGGGCTACTGCCGGGTGCAGGGCTACAAGTACACAGAATCGACGCTGGCAGACACGGCCAAGACGGCGACCGGCGCGTTCATCGTCAACCTGCTGCTGAGCAACGAAGCTGACGCCAAGATTACCGCTGCCGACGCCGCCATGTCTGGCGCCCCGTATGCCGGTATCACGGTGACCTACTACGACGCCGACCAGATGCGGACGATTGCCGGAGTGAGCGCGCCGTTCCGAGTGGTGGTCAACGGCAACGGCGCCACGCTGGAGCAGATTTACACCAAGGTTCAGTACCTGCTGCGGCAAAGCAGCGACATTGATAGCGGCCCCGGCACGGTGACCGGCAAGACGGCGGCCAAGCTGCTGAACTTTTTGGGCGACACGCTGAACACCACAACGGGGGTGTACATCGACAACATTCTGGAGGCGGACGCTAACCGCATTGTGTTTGCCGACCAGAACGGTGTGCTGCGCACCAACACCTACACCAGTGCGGGCACGCTGAACTTCAACTCGAATTTGGTAGGTGCCGGGTCAAGCTACCGGCTGATTTTCAAAACTGGCCCCGGCTCGCTGGACGACTACGGCGAGTCCGGGGCCATCACGGTCAAGAACGCCAACGGCGCAGACATTACCGGAGCGATTACGGCGGCGAGCATTGCCTTCAACTTCAACTACGACGGCGACACCCTGGGCGGCGCGGCAGGCACTGACAAGAACGTGGTGCTGATTGGCATTCGGCCTGGATATGGAAAATTCAGTCTGGCCGAGGGCGTACTCACCAAGTCGAAGACCATTAGTTTCTCGCTGACGGCTGAAAAAGACCGGGACTACATTTAAGCGCCGTGGCCATACTTTTTGATCCCGTAAACCGGCGCATTGTGCTGGACCGCGCCAAAGTAAGCGCCTATTACCTGTGGTCACGCTGGGCAGACTGGGCCGCGACCGGCGACAACCTGAAGTACCTGCCAGCATTTACCCAGCTTGGCGGCGACCCGCTGGACAATGATGACCCGGCCCTGGCCACCGCGTTTGCGGGCTCTTACGTGTTTCTGGAAAACCTGTGGCGCGTGCGGCCCATGGAGATGGACCATGACTGCGAGATCACTGGTCAGTTGGTGGTGCGCGGCGGCGGCAACCCATTTGTGCGCACGCTGGGCAGCTACCAGGTGAACACCAAGTACACGGTGCCTGTGGCGGTGCAGGGCATTGCTACCGGAGGCAGTACCGGCCCAACCGCCGAAGAAATAGCCCTGGCTACCGTGGCGTTGCTGGAGTCCAGTGGCGGGAAACTCGACCAAACCATGAAAGCGGCTAAGGCTGCAAAAAGGCAAACGCTATGAACGTCTGGCAAAGCATCAAGAACTTTTTTTCGGCAAGCTGGCTCAAGGCCAATGGCCTGAAAAAGATCAAGCTAAAAAATGGCCGTGTTGCGCTGGTGGACAAGCGCGGAAATTTCAAAGGCTTTCAAAAGTGAGTTGAAAAACTGGGGGTATTGAACCCTTGACTCCGACATGGTGTAAGTGATGCTATAGCCTAACAAGGCGACTAGCTTCATGACCATATCGGCTCAATCCATCATCACCTCTGCGCAGACGCTGCTTAACGATGTTGCAGGCGTGCGCTGGCCAGCAACCGAGCTGGTGGTTCACTTGAATGAATTTCAGCGCGAATGCGTCAGGGTGCGGCCAGACCAATCCGCATCGACGTTTCTTGTGACTTTGGCTGCTGGACACAAGCAGACTTTGCCTGACAACGTGGCCACGCTGATCGACATTCCCCAAAACGCTTCAAACAAACCGATCAGCAAAGTCGATTTGCCGTTGATGGATGCCATCTTGCCGGGCTGGAGATCGGCGACGGCAAAGCTAGACGTTGTGCATTATGTGTACAACTTAAAAGACCCCCGAGTATTTTTGGTGTACCCGCCTGCATTAAGCACTTCATCCGTGTTTATGGAAGCCGCCATCAAACCAGTCCAGGTGACCGCAACAAGTGCGACCCAGGCAAGCGGAAACCTAAGCGTGCAAGACGACATGGGTACGGCAGCATTGAACTGGGTAATGTTTCGCGCACTGAGTAAAAACGCTGAACATGCCAGCCAATCTGTGTTAGCGGCTGGTTACAAAAACGCCCACGACGCCGCGCTAGGCATTGAATCTACCGCTGCAATTTCCCCTAAGACCGGAGAAAACTAATGAACAACAGTATTGATGCGACGCTTGCAGCCGCAGGCAGTAAGGCGACGTATAGCGGTTCGGCAACGATGATCGGCGCATGGCTGCTTTCAAGCGAGTTTGCTTTACTGGTGGGCATGATTGTTGGCGTGGCCGGTTTGCTGGTGCAGTGGTATTACAAGCACAAGGTATCAAGGGCAGAAATAGCCCGCCTGGAAGCGCAAAACCTTCGCGAACAAGAAGAACACGACTGGCGCATGGCGAACAACCAGGAAAGCGCCCAGTTTGCACGGAGAGGATTTTGAGCAACATCCGTATTGCAGTGGCGGCTCTGTCGCTGTCAGCCGCCGGATTTGTCACCATGGTGCTCAGCGAAGGCTGGACGCCAAGCGCTGTTATACCCACCAAGAATGACCGCCCTACCGTGGGATTTGGCAGCACTTTTCGGGATGACGGAACACCCGTGCAAATAGGCGACCGGATTGAGCCCACGAGTGCTGTGAAACGCAGCGCAGCGCATATTGCAAAAGACGAATCTCGCCTAAAGCAGTGCATAACCGGACCGTTGACCCAAGGCGAATACGACACGCTGGTGGATTTTGCTTACCAGTACGGAACCACCGCAACTTGCAATAGCACGATGGCGCGCAACATCAACGCCGGGCGCTACGTGCAGGCTTGCGAGGCATACACGCGCTACAAGTTCAGCGGTGGGTTTGACTGTTCTACACCCGGAAACAAGGTATGCGCAGGCGTGTGGGCGCGCAACGTGGATAGGCGCAAGAAATGCCTGGAGGCCCAGCCATGAAATATGTGGCCGCGTCCTTAGCCATGGTTTGCGCCTTACTGGGTTATGCCTGGCAGGGCGAACGGGCAGCACACGCCAACACCAAAACAGAGCACGCGCAGCGCCTCAGAGGTTTGGCCGAACAAGCAGCTTTGGTCGAGGCAAAAAACCGACAAATTCAAAAGGAGCTTAGCGATGCAACGATTGAACACGCCCACAAAGTGGATGGCCTATTGGCTGCGGGCCGCAGGCTTGCTGTGCGTAACGCTGGCGACGCTGAACGGCTGCGCAACGAAGCCGCAGCCTTTGCCAGTAGTGCAAGGTGTGAAGATTCCACTATTACCGCCTACATCACGCCAAGCCCCAGCGCAGCCGTGGTGCTTGCCGACTTGCTTGGACGCGCTGATGCAAGAGCGGGGGATTTGGCGCAAGCTCTTGACGAATCCAGAACCCGAGGATTTGCCTGCGAAGCCGACTACGACCGTGCAGTAAGGGATTAGCATGGCTGTAATTCGCTGGTCAGGCTTTACCGGAGAAAACCGGGCCTTGCACCCCAAGTTATTGGCGGATGGTCAATGCACGGCCAGCTTGAACCAAAAACCGGGGCGAGGTGACTTGCGGCCATGGCGAAACGCCTTGACGGTGGCAACGGTGCCCACAGGGCGTAAGACGATCTACCGCATGGGGCGCGACGTGGATTCAGACAGTCAGTATTGGCTAAGTTGGACCACCAGGGTGCATGCCATGCTTGGTTTTGAAACCGAGAACACGACTGAGCGCACCTACTTTACGGGTGACGGCGTACCCAAGGTGACGGACAACACCATTGCGCTGGCTTCTGCGCCATACCCAACGGCTGCGCGCTTGTTGGGTGTTCCTGCGCCTATTTCTGCACCTATTGTGTCGGGTATCAGTGGAACGTACACCGGCGCAGATGCCGAATATTTCTACGCCTACACCTACGTGACCGATTGGGGGTGGGAGAGCGCTACAAGCCCGCCTAGTGCCGTGCTGTCACGCAAAACAGACCAACCGGCAACGATTTCCAACATACAAACCCCGCCCTCGGGCAACTACGGGATTAGCTTGGTGCGGATTTACCGCACGCAGGCCGGTTCTAGCAGCACGGCTGGATGGTTCTTTTTGCGAGAGATTTCTTTGGGTGTGAGTAGCACCACGGATGACAACCGGGAATTGAACGATCAGCTTGAAACGACCGCCTGGACTATGCCGCCAAGCGACCTAGCGTCTTTAACACCATTATGGAACGGTATGGCTGCAGGAATATCAGGCGGGGGTGTGCGGTTTTGCGTGCCTTATGCGCTGTACGCATGGCCTATTGCCTACGAAGTTTTGCCGCCTGATTCGACTCCCGTTGCCCTGGGGGTGGTGGGTCAGCAGCTTTTAGTGTTGACCACGGGGCGGCCTTTGCTGGTGTCTGGATCAAGCCCGGAGGCAATGGACCAAATGCCCGTGGAAATGTCGCAAGCCTGCGTAGCAGCTGATTCTGTGGTGAGCATGGGGCAGGGTGTGGCATGGGCCAGTGAAGACGGCTTGTGCTGGTATGGAGCCGGTGGGCCAAGAATTTTGACGGCTGGAGTTTTGACGCGCGAGGACTGGCAGGCCATGAACCCGGCCACGGTAACAGGGCACATGTACGAAGGCCTGTACTTTGGCAGCTATTTGGTGAACGGCGTTCGTAAGGGATTTTTGATAGACCCCATGAATCCGACAGGGGTGTACTTTCTGGAAACAGGGTTTGATGTTTGCCATTTTGACGAACTCAAAGACCAGTTGTACGTGCTAGATAGAGGGAATGTAAAGCGCTGGGACGCCGCAAGCACTTTCATGAATGTGAGCGCGGCCAGCAAGGTGTGGCCTATGCCGTACCCTCTGAACATGGCAATGGCGCAAGTGGTGGCCGACAGCTACCCGGTGCAACTACAGGTGTTTGGCGACGGCGTGCTCAGGGCTGACATAGCCATTACCAGCGCAGAACCACAGTGGCTGCCCAGCGGCTATTTGGCGCGCGACTGGCAGTTAAAAGCAACCGGAACGCTGCAAGGCGTGGCCGTGGCAACGACGCTTGAAGAAATCAAGCAAACCTAGGCCAACGCGCGAATAAACTCAAAATGGCGCAAAACGACCTACCACCACCGTCAGCCAGTAACTTCAGCCAGCGCGTGCGAGAGACGCTGATGGTGGCCCTGGGGCGCACGGGCGACCCGCTAGACCGCACCATTACGCTGCGCGACTTGCTGGACGGTGGCTTGGCCAAGATCAAAACCGGGTTTGCGATCAAAAGCGGGATGACGGGCAGCCTGCCACTGACGGCTACAGCCAGTGATGTAGAGCCTGACTTGACACCGCCGCCAACGCCAAGCGGTTTTGCCGTGAGTGCGGCGATCAGCCACGTGTTCATTGAGCACAGCGCACCTACCTACACCCAAGGGCATGGCCACTTGCGCACACGGGTTTACGGGGCCATTGTCACGCCGTCTTTGCCCACGCCGGTGTTTAGCAATGCCGTGGAAATCACCCAATTTAGCGGAACTATCCATTCACACCCGAGCAATCCATCGACAACATGGCGGCTGTGGATAAAGTGGGAAACAAACGACGGCGTATTGAGTGTGTCGCCTGCGGGTGGGACTAATGGGCTGGAAGCCATCACGGGGCAAAACGTGGCCTTGTTGCTGGAGGCGCTGACCGGCGAAATTACAGAAAGCCAACTGTATCAAGGGCTGGGCAATCGGATCAACCTAATTGACGCGCCATCGACAGGCCTTTTTGCCAAAGTTAGCGACCTGCAAACTACCTATGGCAACACCGCTAGTTCTGCGCAAAAAGCTGCAGAGGCAGCTCAGTCGGCAGCGGATGCTGCTGCTTCAGAAGCAGCAGCGATTTTGGCGCAAGCTGGGGCCGTCACTGCAAAAGATCAGTCGGTCACAGCCAAAACCAGCGCCGAGACTGCCGCAAGCAACGCCTCAACATCTGCTACCAGTGCCTCTAACTCTGCGACCGGGGCTGCAGGCTCAGCCTCTACTGCCAACACTTGGGCAACAAATGCGGCCAATTCGGCCACCGCAGCAGCAGGTAGTGCTACTGGCGCAGCTACGTCAGCAACTACCGCCAGCAGCCAGGCCACCAATGCCGGAAATAGCGCCACTGCAGCCAACACTTCCAAAGTAGCAGCCGAAAGCGCCAAAGACGCCGCTCTTGGAAGCGCCGTTGCAGCGTCAACATCTGCTAGCACGGCGACAACCAAGGCCACGGAGGCGGCTACATCTGCCACATCTGCAAATACATCGGCCACCACTGCAACAACCAAAGCTGGCGAGGCAAGCACCAGTGCAACCAGTGCAGCCACGAGTGCAAGCACAGCCACGACCAAGGCGAACGAAGCGACCACAAGCGCGACAACATCTGCAACATTGGCCACTAATGCCGCAAACAGTGCAACGGCTGCGGCTACAAGTGCAAGCACGGCTACGACAAAGGCTACTGAGGCCGCGTCGTCTGCGAGTTCGGCCAATACGTCTGCCACGAGTGCAGCCACGTCGGCCGGGTGGGCGGGTACCCACTCTAGTAATGCCGCAACTTCTGCAACCAATGCGGCGGGTTCTGCATCCAGCGCGGCTACAGCATTAACGCAAGTCAGGGCCAGCGTTTCGTCTGTTGGACTAATTTACAACTCGTCTTTCGAGGGGGGTGACGCTAGTGGTTGGGCTGGCTTTGCAGCCGTTACAAATTCGCCCTATGGAGCGCTGCCAAAGGCCTGGGCTGGCGTACAAACCGGCCGCGATATTCTTTTCCCCGGCGGCGATCCGGACAAATGGTTTTCGTGCAACCCTGGCGAAGAATTTGAAGTCACCGCTTGGGTTTCCGCGCAATACTCCAGCCCTATTTACACAATTGGTATCCAGTATGAGAGTACCAATGGAACTGCCGAAACATTTACGGGCGTTGTGTCCACAACAGCGCCAACAACTGCAAAGTTCCTCAAGGGATATTGGACGGCACCTGCCGACGCTCGCCGCGTGAGATTTTGGGGCCAGATAAGTACCTGGGGCACCGAAAATCCGTGGCATATCACAGATGTGCAACTACGCAGGACTGACAGTAGAACGTCTGCAAATTCAGCCGCTATTCAAACCGAAGCCACCGCCAGGGCCAATGCTGACGGAACCCTCTTTGCCCAGTACACGGTAAAAGTGGACATGAACGGCTATGTGTCCGGCTATGGATTAGCCAGCACGGCAACCAACGCCGCGCCGACAAGTGAGTTTGCGGTGCGCGCCGACAAGTTCTACGTCGCCAGCCCGAGCGGGCCAGGGGTTGCGCCGAGTCTGCCGTTTATTGTCCGCACCACTCCGACGACTATCAATGGGGTGAACGTGCCTGTTGGGGTCTACATAAATGACGCCTACGTCCAAAACGGCACAATCACCAACGCCAAGATAGCCGACCTGGCGGTGGATAACGCCAAGATTGCCAACCTGGGTGTGAGCAAACTCATAGCGGGCTCATTGGCGGTGGGGCAATACATCAAGTCCACCAGCTACGTGCCCAATACAAGCGGATGGATTATCAATGCCGATGGTACGGCAGAATTTTCTGCGGCGTCCATCCGTGGTCGGCTCACGGCCAGCCAAATTGATGTGCTCGAAACAGCCAATATTGCAAATGCGGCCATCACCAATTCCAAGATTGCCAACCTGGCGGTTGATACTTTGCAAATTGCGGATAACGCGGTGACTGTTCCCACGACGGTAATCCACCCATATGGCATATCAAGAAATCTCCCGTATAACACATTGGTAACAAATATTCTGAGTTTTGATATGACGGCGTTCGGAGTATATCCAACATTAATTATATTAGCCCCATCTATTTGGCCAGCTACAAGTTTTTCTGGGGCTAATGACTGGAAAACACTTATTTCCATTGCCTCCTATCAAAATGGAGCTCAAATGTCTTTCTCTAGTATTTCTTGCAACACAATCAATAGTTTGTATCCAATTGTAATGATTCCCATTCCATCACCAAATCTTGGGCCGGTTAGTGTAAATATGATTTTTTTAATAGATGGAAGTGTGCCATCAAATGCCCCATCATTTTCCTACAATGTTGTTACTGCAAAATCATTTATTGTAGGGTATAAAAAATGAATTACTATTACAAACTAGGCGAGCACTGCGAAGTAACTTATATTTTAATTCAAGATGGAAACGCAGTACCAAATGGATTTAATTTATCTGATATACCTCTTGACAACTGGGTATGGTACTACCACGAAGGTAAATTAATACGGGCAGAAGATCAACCTACTCCAAGACACATATTTAACTACGAATTAAGGCAATGGATTGACCCACGCACCATTGACCAAGCAAAAGATGCGCAATGGGCCACGATAAAGGCAGCCCGCGAAGCAGCAATCACTTCACCACTTGTAACCCCTTACGGCACGTTTGATGCCACGGCGAACGCCCAGAGGTCAATTACCGATGCCGTGCTGATGCTCCCAATCCTAGAGGCCATGGGCGCGCCGCAGACAATCGAATTTACGCTGCATGACAACAGCACGGCCACGTTAACCACGGCGCAGATGGTGCAAATAGGCTTGGCCCTAGGGGCGCAGACCCAAGCAGCCCATGCAAAGGCGCGGCTACTTCGCGCGCAGATTGAGGCTGCGACCACGGCTGCGGAGGTAGAGGGCGTTGTCTGGAACTAAAGCAGAGCCTGAAAATCTTGACTCCGGCCTGAGTTGAGGAAAAGTACCCATATAGGCCTGCCGTGGGCCGTGAGGGGTTTTGGTGTCTCCACTTCGCAAAGCGCTGGCCGCGCACCTGGGCCAAGTCCTGACGCCAGAGGTGGCGGCGGCGATTGAGGCGAGTGTGCGGGCGCAAGAAATTGCACCGATCAAGCCAATGCGCCAAAAGGTGCAGACGCTAGAAGATTCAATGAATGGGTTGCCACAAGTTGATTGCCCTGTGCGCCATTACTTTGCACCTGGAATGTACGCCCGAGAAATCAGCATTCCCAAGGGTACTACCCTGGTGGGGGCCATTCACAAAACCGAAAACCTGGTTGTCCTGTCCAAAGGGCGGCTTCGGATTGTTTCGGACGAAAGCACCGTCGATGTTAAGGCCCCTTGCACGCTGGTGTGCAAAGAGGGCGCCAAGAATGCCGCTACTGCGCTTGAAGACTCGGTGTGGACAAACTTTTTCCCGACCACTGAAACAGACCTGAACAAGTTAGTGGAGCTTTTGACTTTCTCAAAGCCCACGGAGTTGCTTGGAGGCGTTGATAACGCACAACTGATTTCTTTTGCCGAGCGGCAAGCACTGGAGAATTAATATGGCATTTGGAATTTCAGCAGCGGGCGCATTGGCTATCGGCGCTGGAGCAATGGCAGTTGGTAGCGTTTATTCGGCAAATAAAGCAGCAGGAGCAAGCAGGGACGCTACCAGAGCAGCGGGCCAGATGGCGGCGGACCAGCTTGCCTTGGACTCAGAGGCGCTGGACTTTTACAAGCAGCAGTACGCAGACCAAAAACCGCTTCAAGAGGCGCAGGCAAAAACCGCCGCCGAGGTTTCTGCGGCGCAACTGGCGTCGATGAAGCAAAACGACGCCATCGCCAAAGACTATTACGACTACCAGACGGGTACGTTTCGCCCGATGGAAAAATCCATTGTCGCTGACGCTCAGAACTACGACACCGCAGCACGCCGCAACGAAAAAGCAGCAGGCGCTATTGCCGACGTTGGCATGCAGCTTGGCATGGCTAAGCAGGCGCAAAGCCGTTCTTTGCAGCGCATGGGCGTGAACCCTGGAAGCGCAAAGTTTGTGGGCATGGGCAACGAAATGGCGATGGCCGAGGCAGCAGCGAAAGCTGGGGCAGCAGCGGGCGCGCGCGACAAAGTAGAGACCCAAAGCTTTGCCCGCAAGATGGATGCAGCAAGTCTGGGCCGTAATCTGCCATCAAGCCAAGCAACAAGCGCAGGTGTTGCCCTGACTGCTGGCAACAACGCAGTGACAAATGCCACCACCCCGATCAACACGATCAACGGCATGACCCAAACTATGGGGCAGGGGTACAGCGCCGCCAGCACCGGGATGACATCTGCTCACGACATGCTCAATCGGGCCAACATGAATCAAGCCACGGTGTGGGGCAATGCAGCTTCTGGAATGGCATCCGCAGCGGGATCAATGGCTGGCACTTATTTTGGCCAGAAAAAACCATAAGGAGAAAGAAATGGCCGCACCTATTTTTGCAGGCATGGCAGGATTTGCCGACAACTTCACAAAGTCTTACAACGCAGCTCAGCGCAGACAAATTGATGACGAGCGCCAAGTCAAGATGGACAAAATCTTGACAGATCGTGCAGAGCGTGAAGCGGAAGATTGGGAGAAAAAGCAAAACTATGAAAAAGGCTTGGCTGATGCTGGTTCGCCCGTCAAAGCCGAGCAAGCCAATGATGTGCTGAAGGATGACGAGGGCAATGACATGCCTACTGCCCCAGCTTTTCGTACTAGCGATGGACAACGGTTTACCACAATGGCGGAAGCCCAAAGCGTGGCCGACAAGGGCAATACGTCAGATGTCATAAGTGCTAGGCAGACTGCATTTATGCGAGCCAGCGGCAAGCCACTTGAGGCTATGAAAATGGAGAATGCTGCACTTGAGCAGCAGGCTAAGCGGCTGGGCATGAGTATCGACCAATTGAAGTTTGCTGATATGCAGACCAATCGAGCGCTGGAAAGCGCGCTGAAGTCCAGTCCAACATGGTACGAAGGGGCGACAAAGTTTGCCACCGACACCCAGCGCGGCGGCATGAAAGATGTCAAAGCCGAGCATGAGCTTTCCCCAGACGGAAAATCTGTGACTTTGTTTGCAGTAATGCCAGATGGCAAACGACAGGCAACGGGTACCTATGCGACCGATGATTCTGGGCGCTTGCAGTTCATGCAAAAGTTTTCGACTTTGCCTATCGAAAGGCGCATGGACTTGATGCTGGACAAAATCAAGGCCGACAAAGAAGATTCCCGCTGGCAACAGACGTTTGACTTCAACAGGCAAAAAGAAGAGAACGACCAGCAGTACAAGAACCGTGTGTTGGGCTTGCAGGCTTCGCAAGACCGACGCGCCGCCGAAACGCACAAGCTAGCCATGGAAGATGCCAAGGTGCCACCGGCTGTTAAGTTGCAGGCGGCAACCTATCAAAAACAAATGGAAAGCGTGAGCAATGCGCTCAACAAAGCCATGGCCGAGGGCGCTTTCAATCCAGAAAACAAGGGCACGAAAGATTTGGTTGCAGAGCAAGCGGCTTTGCGAGAAGAGTACAAGAAATTACTTGCACCATACATGCCTTCAAGTGAAAAAATAAATGCTTTTAGTGCCGACCCGTATGGTTTTAGCAAGCAAGCGCCCGGCACCGCCGCACCAGCAGCCGCCCCAAAAATTAAACCGCCAACAGCACCCGTTGTGACGATGCAGCAGGTTGCACCAATCGACCCAGGGGAAAAGCCCGCAAGACAAGCCAATGAGCCCCTGCAAGCGTTTAAAGCCCGGTTGATTCAGTGGGATAACTCTCGAATGGCTTTTGAAGACGCACAGCAAAAACTTCAAACTGAGGCGCAGCGAAAGTTTCTTTTGCAATCTCGTCCAGATTTGGCGCAAATGGGCCAGGGGCTTCGTTAATTTTCAGGACTAGACCATATGAACTTTCAAGAAGCTCGCAAAAAACTGCCTCAGTTCAACAATTTGCCTGATGATTCTTTTATTGATGTTGTTCACCGTGTCTACTACCCAGACATGGACAAAGCGGATTTAGCTGGCCGATTGGGTTACAAGATGCCCGAGCCCCCCGTGCCGGAGCGTAGCGCCGCGCGTGCCATGGGCGACTTGGCAACGCAGTTTGGTGGTGGTGTGGTTTCTGGCGTGCGGATGATGTCGGATATGTTTGGCGCAGACAATGCCGTGTCTGGTGGTTTGCGTAGCGCCGAAGAGGCATTACGAAGCCTGCAAAGTGCGGTTGCGCAACAAGATCAGCAAAAGGTCGCAGCCATCATGCAAGAAGCCGAGGGCAAGGGCTGGGGAGAACAGATCAAGCTGGGCCTAAAAGCCGCCATGGTAGCCCCAGGGGCGATGATGGCGCAGAGCTTGGGCACTGCGGTGCCCACACTGGCAACAGCATTTATTCCTGGCGCTGGCCCTGCTGCTATAGCCACCCGTTTGGGCGCAGGTGCCGCCATAGGTGCGGCCCAAGGCGCGGGCAACATCAAAGGCGTGATTTACGAAGACGTAAAGCGCGAATTGGCCAAAGCCAACCCAAACATGCCGCCCGAAGAAATAGAGGCGCAAGCCGTAGAGGCGCAGTCTTTTGCCAGAGAAAACGCGGGGCAAATTGCATTAGGCGGCGTGCTGGGTGCGGCCACTGGTACAACGGGCTTGGAAAGAGTTGTATCTGGCTTGCGCAATGGCGTAACAAGGGCGCCCGCAGGAATGATGGCCCGAATGCTAAGCGGGGGCGCAACTGAGGCGGCGCCCGAGTTTGCCCAGGGCGGTCAAGAAAAATATGCGAGTAACGTTGCCCAGGCCGGACAGGGGTTAAACGTAGACCCATGGAGTGGCGTAGTGGCGCAGGGAACCATGGAGGGAGCCGCAGCGGTTGCACCGGGCGCAATCTCGGGCATTCCAGCTCCAAGAGTAGCTACACCGCCAGCCAACCCCGGCCAAACAGCCGCCAACACTGTGCTAGATGCAAAACTGGTGCCAGAAATTGGCCCCATGACCCGCGCCGCCAACATCGCCACCATGATCGAGGCCGAAAGGCTCCGCGACGACGTGAACAAGAGCATGACCGGCACAAGCATGGCCGATATGCTGCAAGGACAAGCCGACCCGCTGCAAAGCGCAACAGAACAGAGTGTGCCAGTTGTCAATGATTCGTTGACGACTGAACCGGCTGCCGACCTTATTCCTGACGCCGGGCAAATGGTTATCAGCCCAGCCGAACAACCACTTAATATGGGGCCAGAAGGTGTTAACCCCACCACGGGCGAAGTGATTCAACCCCCGCCACCGTTTGAACCGCTGGACTTCACCGGCAAGACGGATGAGGAATTGGACCAGGCGCGCAAGAACGCGCAAAGCCCAAAGATACGCCGAGCACTGGCCGCAGAGTTACAGGCCCGCCGTGCCGCCGCCGCGCAAATTGCAGAGACCGCACCAGCGACAAAACCTAAAGAGGTATCCCCCAGCGGTTTACCTGAGGTATCCCCCAAGATGGGGGACACCCCCGCAACTCTGCCCAAGGACTTGGCCGGGGCCAAGGAGCGCTACAACTTTGGCACCAAGGCATTCACGCCTGCCTTTGAAAGCGACGTAGACCGCGCTGCATTCATTGCTTCGCAGAAGAACCCGAGCAAGCGCGATGCTGACTATGTAAAGTTCGCCATGGACGCCACGGGCATGACCGAGGACCAAGTGCGGGCGCACGGCAAAAAGGTGCGCGAGTCGATCAAGGGCTTGGCCAAAGGGGCAGAGCCCGGTGTGTTGAATGTCCCATCAATTGCCACAACCAATGTCCAAAACCCACCACCAGCAACCGGAACAACCCAAGCCCAAACCCCGGCAGGTGAAGCGCCAGAAGCTGGAAAGGCTGATGAAGCCGGAACCGCCGCAACCGGAGCCCAGGCCGGAAGTGGTGGCTTGGAAGCCGATGGGGTAGGTGAAAACACAATGCAATGGCGTGGCAACATGGTGCCGCGCGTAAATGTTGAACAACTGCGACGCAACAAACTGGCAACACTGCGCCAGTTAAAGAAAAACGTAGCCGTAAGCAAAGGCACCCAGATTGAAGATGGCTGGGCGAATCAAGTTGAAGAAACAAAGGCTTTTATAAAAGAAATTGATGCCGCCTTGTCTGGTAGTGCCGATACATACACAACAGAAGCCGGTGCCACCGCACCGGTTACGCAGCCCGCCCCCACTGTGGGCGCCACGAAGGAAGTGGCCGGGGCAACCCAGCCGCCGCAGGCTGCATCCACTTCGGGGTTGAAAAAATCGCAGACTACAGGACCATTTGACCTGTACGAGTTCAATGGAAAAAAGATCAATGCCGTTGATGTACTGCCTGAATATGGCGACTTTTACTCACAGGTGCTTGTCGATTCTTTGCCGACTGATGTGGTTAGCCAAATCCAAGAGGAAGCCAGGGAAAAAAGCAAGCGCCATGCCGAGAAGTTTCCCAATGAGCACACGCACATTGAGCCAGGCGCGACAAAGGCTGCACCCGAAGTCGTCAAAGTAGGCATGACCCAAGGCGGGAGTGTCCACGTCAAGAAGTCAGACCTGGACAGCAATAAAGACCAGCTGCCCATGTATACGGTAGACGGCAAACGCAAGGCCGGAACAGTCGCACGCGACAACCTGGACCCGACCGGCGAAAAGCTGACCCAAGCCAATGCCGAAGCAGCCGACAACCCGCTTTTTGACACCATTACCCGCAAGGACGGCGGAGCCTTCGCCACGAAGATGGCCGCCCTGCGCGAGCTCAAGGTTCGGGGCATGGCCGATAGCCATGAGGTGGTGCCGGCCGAAGGTGGGGATGGGTTTGTTGGCCGCAGGAAGCCGCAGGAAGCCGCCCCCAAGACCCCTGACACTGCGCCCAAAGCAGATCGCGTCGTCGGACAAAACGAGAACGGCGAAACCCTGATGGCTGATGCCAAAGGCGTGCGCTACTACAAAAATGGCGGCTTTAAAGTCAGTGAGCCGGTACGCTTGCGCATTGCCAATGAGGGCGTAGACGGTGATGTGGTCAATCGCCGAGACGAGTTTAAGACGGTGGAAGAGTTGGCGGCAGAAAAGCCAGCAGCCGCAGCTACGCCGCGCCGAATCCAGCCCGGTGAACCAGGTTACACGCTGGCAATGGCCCGCAAAGACTTGCAGGCATTGAATGATCGCAATGGCGGCATTTTTGACGATGACCGAGTAAATGACCAGATCAGGCAAATGGAGAAGCTGATCAAGGACATGGAGGCCGAACAGGACAAACCCGCCGACCAGCCCGACCCGGTAAAACCTGCCCGCCTGCCGGAAGCCGAAGCCAAGGCCAAGGCCGCAGAAGACCCGCTAACACAGCAGGAAAAAGCCGCCAAAGCCAAGATGCTGGCCGCCGCCGCCAAACTGGCCGAGCTACTGAGCAAAAACACCCGCTTCAATATTACGCCTGAGCAAGAGCAAAAGATGCTGCCCATCGTCATTGAGCTATTCGACGGCGCGATGGAACTGGGTTACGTCAAATTCAAGCAGGCCGCTCGCTACGTGCGTGAGTTTTTGGCTAACGCCATCGACCAGGACGCGGCTGATTCAATCCCCATGGATACACTGCAAGGTGCGTACATAGCCACCTCGCGCCGCCACAAGGACAAAGCCATCACTCCCAAAGGTGAGGTTATTTCTGTGGAGTTTTTTGAGGAATTGAACGAAGACACCAAAAAAGCAGAACTAGATCCCAAAACCCGCAAAGAGTTAACACGTATTTTGAGTGACCTGGAGGCTCAAAAAGAAAAACTGAAGGCGCAGCGCGAGCTGGCCGTGAACCAAGGCAACGAATGGGTTGTACATAGAGAGATTGTTGAATTAGATAAATCCATTGCTGAGTTCCGCACAGCCTTGGGACTTGAACCTGCTACAGAAAAGGCAGATACTCCAACACAGGACGCCACAAATGATTCCACCAATTCAACCGATACGGCTGCGCTCGATAGCGCGCTGGCACCAGGACAACCAAAAGCAGGGGCCAAAACTCCAGCCCGAGGTGCTAAACAGCCTCGTTCTCGAAAAGGACGAGGCGATGATTCTGGAGTTCGAGGCGCTGGAGGACTCTTTGAAGGAGCGATTGATGAAGTCAAACCAGTGGGGGACGGAGGCGGGCCTGCAGCAGTTCAACCTAGAAAGAATGGAAATCTGGCAGGAAGTCGTAAGCAACTTCTTGCCGACGACTTCCGACCCGGCGATGGAGGACTGACCCGCACCGGTTCATGGTTTGACAGCGCCAAGCGCAATATTGACCTGATTGAACTAGCTATCAAGATTGAGGCCGAAGGCCGCAGGGCGACCCCGGACGAGCAGTTACAGCTATCCAAGTATGTCGGCTTTGGAGCTGGGGAAATTCGCAACAACTTGTTCCGCGTTCCGCCAGCATACGCCAAGGCACAAGAGCCGAACCGACTGATCTGGCCTGAATATGTGACTTCGCCACAGTGGAAGCCACTAGCCGAGCGCATGGCAGCCCTGCCGCGCGAGTGGCAACAGTCGGTTCTTCAGTCAACCCAGTACGCGCACTACACCAGCGAAGGCGTCATCCGTGCGGTGTGGAGCGGCATTCAGCGTTTAGGCTTTACTGGCGGCAAGGTGTTTGAACCCGGCATGGGCATTGGCTCGTTCAATATGCTGATGCCCCAAGCGGTGCATGACACGTCAACCTACACCGGCATTGAGTTTGACGGCCCGACCGCGCTGATCGCCAAGCTACTGTCACCTGGGCAGAACATGCTGCACGGCGACTTTATCAAGCGCAAGTTCCCAAAAGACTACTTCGACGTGAACGTGGGAAACCCGCCGTTTTCAGCGACTAAAGTGCTGGGCGACCCGCAGTATGCCAAGCAGGGATTCATGTTGCATGATTTCTTTTTTGCCAAGGGCATTGATTTGGTGCGCCCCGGTGGCCTGCAAGTGTTTGTGACCAGCAAGGGCACAATGGACAAGCAAAACGACAAGGCGCGTAAGTACCTGTCCGAGCGCGCTGACTTGTTGGGTGCAATTCGCTTGCCGTCTACAGCCTTTGAGGGCAACGCGGGCACCAGCGTGGTGACGGACGTGATTTTCTTGCGCAAGCGCTTACCCGGCGAAGCCCCTGGCGGCATGCCATGGAACAACCTGGCCACCGTGGAAACCAAAGACGGCCCGACGCTGGTCAATGAATACTACGCCGCGCACCCTGAAATGGTGCTGGGTCAGCATCGCATATCGGGCAACACCGACGACAAGGGCAGACGCATCAACAGCAACGGCATGGGCGGCGAGCGTTACACCGTAGTTTCCTATGACGAAACGCCTGCTGAGCTAGATGCCAAATTTGCCAAGGCCATTGAAAACCTGCCAGAGAACGTTTACTCGGTCATGGGCCAATCGGCTGAAAGCATCAAGGCCGAGACAGCAAAAGTAGATTTTGACCCGGCCATCAAGCGTGATGGCGCGGTGTACCTAGCCGCCGACGGTACGCTGATGCGGGTTGAATCCGGCGCTGGCCGACCGCTGGCGAATTCTGTCAAGCTGTCTGACAAAGACAAGCAGTGGTTTACCGGATACGTCAATTTGCGCGGCATGGTGCAAGAGGCCCGCCTGGCGCAAAACACTGATGGCGACTGGGAGGCAGCGCTTAAAAAGCTGAACAAGGCTTACGACAAGTTCCGTGCCGAAAATGGCCCGATCAATGACTTTAGGGTACAGGTTCGTAAGTCTACCGACGAAGACGGCAATGTGGTCGAAAACGAAACCCGCGTCTACAAAAACCGGCGTTTGTACCGTGAGGACTACGACCAAGCCATTTTGACATCGCTAGAAAAAATCAACGAGGCCGGCGAAATTGTCAAAGGCCCGTTCTTGCTTGGCCGGACTATCGGTAAGCCCGTGACACGGGACATCAAAACAATTGGTGACGCGCTGGCGGTATCGCTGGACAACACTGGCTTGTTTGACTTGGAGGACGTGGCCAAGCGCATGAAGATGACCCGTGATGAGGCCATTGATGCCCTGGACAATCAGATTTACCAAACACCGACTGGTGACTGGCAACTGGCCGACGAGTACCTGTCGGGTAACGTGGTGGACAAGCTGGAGGAAGCCGAGGAAGCGGCCCGACTGGACCCAAGCCTGAAGCGCAACGTCGAGGCGCTGAAAAAGATTCAACCTGAAAAGCTGGGGCCGTCGCAGATCAGCGCCAAGCTGGGAGCGTCATGGATTCCTGCTGAGCACGTCAATGAATTTGCCGCTGAAATTGAAGCTGGCGCCGTGACTTTTGACATTAAAACGGAGACATGGCAGGTAGACGGCGGCAACCTGCGCAACCAGCGCAATGCAGGCGCAGAGTACGGGACTGCTAACAAATCACCCTCTGAGTTGCTGGAGGCTGCACTGAACAGCCGCTCGGTCAAGGTCACTAAAACCGTCGATAAAAAGACGGTGGTGGACGAAAAAGCCACAACGGCAGCCGTTGAAGCGCTGAAAAAGATCAAGCAAAAATTCAAGTCATGGATATGGACAGACACTCTGCGCGCTGCTGAGTTGGTGGAGTCGTACAACAAGCGATACAACAATTTGGCCCCGCGTGTGTTTGATGGTTCGCACCTGACGCTGCCCGGCGTCAGTTTGCGCTTTAAGCTGCACCCGCACCAGTTGCGTGCTATTTTGCGCCAGGTGCAGACCGGCGACACCTACCTAGCGCACGCGGTAGGTTCCGGCAAGACCATTGAAATGATTGCTGGCGGCATGGAGCAAAAGCGCCTTGGGCTGATTAAAAAGCCCATGTACGTTGTGCCCAATCACATGCTTGAGCAGTTCAGCAACGAGTTCATGGAGTTGTACCCGTTGGCCAACATCATGGTGGCCGACGACGAGAACTTTTCAGCCGACCGGCGCAAGGCGTTTGTGGCCGCCGCCACATTGAACGCACCTGATGCGGTGATCATCACGCATGACGCTTTTCAGCGTATCGGCGTTACTGAAAAATCGGTGGCCCCTATCCGCGACGAGATTCTGGCCGACCTAGAAATTGAACTGTCAGAAACGGCCAAGGACAACGATCAGCGGGTGCGCCGCAGCCAGCTTCAGCAGCAGATCGAGGCCGTTACCCAGCGCTTTGACCGCATCATCGGCGCGGGCGGCAAAGACGCGACCATAACCTTTGAAGACATGGGGGTGGACTTTATCTATGCCGACGAAGCCCACGTTTACCGCAAACTGGACTTTCACACGGCGCAGAGCATCAAGGGTATTGACCCGAACGGCTCTAAGCGCGCATTGGATATGTACGTCAAGACGCGCATATTGCAAAAACTGCGCCCTGGCCGGTCCATGGTGTTTGCCTCTGGCACGCCCGTGACCAACACCATGGGCGAGCTGTACACCATCATGCGCTTCTTTGCGCCAGACGAACTGGACCGCGCCGGTATCTCTACCTTTGACGGATGGGCACGCCAATTCGGTGAAGTGGCACCGGCCCTAGAACCCAACGCCGCAGGCAAATACGAGGTGGTGGAGCGCTTTGCCAAGTTTGACAACGTGCCCGAGCTGATGTCGCGTGTGCGGCAGTTTATGGACGTGCTGAATTCGGAGAACTTGGGCGCACTGGTGAAGCGGCCCAACCTCAAAGGCGGCAAGCCAAACCTGAATGTCATCGCCGGAACGCCGCAGTTAAAAGCGTACATGGAAGGTGAACTGGCCCAGCGAATTGAAATAAGCAAGGCCTGGAAGCCATCGCCCGAACAAAAGGGCAACCCCGACCCGATTGTGTCGATCATCACCGATGGCCGGTTTGCTGCTCTGGACCCGCGTTTCTTTGGCAAACAATTGGAGCCAGGGCAAGAAAGCATTTTGACGACCATGGCCGCCAAAGTCGCGGCCACCTACAAAGCCAGTGCCGACACGGTGTATTTTGACAAGAGCGGCAAGCCCGAGCCTATCAAGGGCGGCACGCAAATTGTGTTCTACAACTTGGGTTTTGGTGATGGTGCCATACGCAGCCGTGGGTTTGATTCACGCGCCGCTTTTACCAAGTTGCTTACGGCTGGCGGCATACCTCGCGCTGAAATTTTCTGGTTTGACGATGCCAACACCGACGCCAAAAAAGAAGCAGTGTTCAAGGATATGCGCAGCGGCAAGATCAAGGTATTGATTGGTTCTGCCAAAAAGATGGGGACTGGCGTGAACGTGCAAAAACGGTTGGCCGAGTTGCACTATCAAGACCCGCCATGGTTCCCGGCTGACGTGGAACAACCGCATGGCCGCATCATCCGGCAAGGTAACGACAACAAAGAAGTGGCGATTGAGTGGTACACCACCAAGGGCACCTACCAGTCAACCATGTGGCAGATGGTGGCGCGCAAGCAGCGGTTTATTGACCAGGCTTTTACTGGCGACAAAACAATGCGCAGCATGGAGGACTTGGGCGAAGCCTCGTTGTTTGAGCAGGCGGCAGCCGTGGCATCGGGCGACCCGCGTGCTATCCAGTTGGCGGGCTTAAAGCAGGACGTAGAGCGTTTTGAGCGCCTACAAGCCGCGCATGCGAGCGAGCAGATCAGTGTCATGAGCGGGCTTCGGTCTGCTGAGTGGAATGCAAAACACTACGCTAAGACCATAGCCAGGCTCGAAAAAGTGTTTAAAGCCATTGGCGAGCGGTACTACACCTTTACGGCTGGCGCAGTGGGCAATGCCACGTTTACCAAGCAGGGTGAGTTTGGCCAAGCCATCAAGGAAGCATTCAACCGCAACGTGGCCAACGCCGTGATGAACCCCAAGGGCGACGAGCAAATTACGCTGGGCACCATGGGCGCAAACATCAGCGTGGTGATGGAACAGCGTTTAGACAAAGATCAAAAACCAACCGGCCAATTTGACTTGTCGGTGGCCGTGGGCGGTTCTGATTTCCCAATATCTACTTCTGAGGGCATGGGCGCTGACGTTGACGCGACCGGGCTGGCACGGCGCATGATCAATGCGGTTAACGGCGTAGAGGCATCGTTGCGCGAAAACCGTGCGGACCTGACGCGCAATGAAACCGACATCAACCGCCTGTCCCGCAAGCTGGGGGCGCCTTTTGAATACCAGCAGGAAATGCTGGAAAAGTTTGCCGAACTCAAGCAGCTTGAAGAAGAATTGCGCTTAGAAGGCTTGGCAAGTAGCGCCAAACCAGAAGCCAACTCAAAAGCAGAGCCCGTGCCCGACTTAACTGCGGAAGCTGAATTTGGGCAGATCAACATTAAGCAAACCGGCGCCTTCGAAGCCAACACGACCGATGTAGCCTTCGCCCGTAGCACGCAAACCGAAACCGATGCATTTAAGAAGTGGTTTGGCGACAGTAAGGTGGTTGATGCCGAGGGCAAGCCGCTGGCGGTGTATCACGGGACCAATAAGAGCCAGCAGGGTGATGCTTTCACTCTGTTCGACACCTACGGCTCAAACTACGGACTGATGGGGCGGGGTAGCTATTTCACTGACAACGCCGATTTGGCCAGCAGCTACACAAAAAAAGGGCGTGGCGACACACCAACGGTTTACCCGGTTTACCTGTCGATCAAGAACCCTATCAACATGGACGCCAGAGGCGACGAGGCCGCATGGCAAAAAGCATTCCCCGATGTTGACTTCAACGAATACCGCCCGGAAGGCGTAAAAAATGAGGATTATTTCCGCGCAGTCGAAGAGCACCTGACAGATCAACAGATTCCTGGTTATGAAGGCGCTGAGACCATCCAGGATGGCCTGCGCTCAATGGGCTACGATGGCATAACCCATCGCGGCGGCGCACGGTTCAAAACTGCAGCAGGCGAGTCCAATACACGCCACCAGGTCTTCATTGCATTTGACCCCGAGCAAATCAAATCCGCTATTGGCAACAACGGCCAGTTTGACCCCGCCAACCCTGATATTCGCTTCTCCCGCAACCGCCTAACCGAAGCATTCAGCCTAGGCATCGCCCCACGCCCACACATGCCAGTGACTGAGGTGCAAAAGGCAGTAGACGAAATGTCCGCCAAGTGGGTGAACGGACCCAAGATCAAGGTCGTGAAGTCGCCCGCAGACCTGCCCATACCGGCCCCGGCGGACGCGCGCGGCCTGATTTATGGCGGCACGGCCTACATCGTGGCCACCAACCATACCAACCGGGCGGGCCTGTCGCGCACCATGGCGCACGAGGTAATTGGCCACTACGGACTATGGGAGATTTTGGGGCCGCAGGGCAAGCGCAAGTTTGAGCGCAGCCTGCAACTGGCCTTGAAATCCGGCAACAAGCCCTTGAACGCCTTATCCAAAAAGGTGCGCGAGCTTTACGTGGACGACGACGGGAATTTCAACCTGAGCCCCGCAGAGGAAGCCAACGAGATCGCAGCTTTTGCCGTGGAAGAGGCCTTGGACGCCGACGGCAACTTCAAGCCCGGTTTTGGGTTCATGAAGGAAGTGTTTGCCAAGATCGCCCAGTTCTTGCGCGACTTGGGCATCAACATTGAGTTCACGAACCTAGAGCTTCAAGGCATGCTGGTGGCAGCAGCAAAGAACCTGGAGGCGGGTAAGCGGCTTGACGGGGGCGGGCGGGTTGAAATAGCAGGGGATATGTTAGCCCGCGCTTGGCACGGCACGCCGTACAAAGGGATTGACAAGTTCAGCACAGACAAGATCGGCACGGGAGAGGGCGCGCAGGCTTATGGATGGGGGTTGTACTTTGCAGATCGACGTAGTATTGCGGAGCATTACCGGAAAAATTTGCAGACCACCACAAGGGGTGGGTTGTTTTACAAAGGCAAACCGCTGACAGCCAAAGCAATGAATGAATTGGCGCGCAATGGCAGCCCTGCTGAGCAAAGTGTATTTAGCGCAAGGTGGCCGTCCAAAAATATTGAGACGGAGATGGAGAAGCGCGCATTACAAAATGAATCAGATGCGGCTGAAAAAGCAAAACAGAATTCAGTCATAGCCAAAGAATGGGCCGCAGAATACACCCGCCGCGCTTCTGCAATACGGTCTGTGATGGCAGGCACTGAGCGGCGTGCTGATCGAGAAAACGGCCAACTCTACGAGGTAGAAATCCCAGAAGACAGCGAGATGCTGCTATGGGACAAGCCGCTGAGTGAACAGCCGGCGGGTATTCTTAACTCCATCCAATTTGCCATTGAAAGCAGCCAGGATTACTGGAACTTTAAGGCCAAGAAAGACGGCGACTACGCACGCGAAGACCTTCGGCGCGTGGCGTTTGACGCGCCCGACAAATACAGCGGTGAATCGCTGTATAGGGCCTTGTCTGACGCCATTGGAGATAAAGCTGCAAGCGGCGTGTTGTCCGAGTTCGGCATTCGCGGCATCAAGTACCTCGATGGCACCAGCCGCAGCGCGGGCGATGGCAGCTACAACTACGTTATTTTCAGTGGCGATGATGTTGAAATCAAGCAAGCCATGTTTGCCCGTGGCGGCCAGGGTGATGCGGTAGAAACCCCCAAAATGGTGGGGCGTCTACGCGATACGCTGAATGAAAATTTCAGTCACCCCGGCAAGCTGAATTGGTGGCACAAGACGGTCGGTTCGCAATACAACCTAGCCGAGCGCAACCCAGCCTACAAGAAGGTGTTTGATGCCGCACAGTCATTCATCAATGACGTGAGCTACTACGGCACCGAGGCGGCGAACATGGCGCCCAAGATTTTGCCCAAGCTGGAAACCTTAAGAGACTTGACGAAATCGGCTATCAGCGCCGCCGACAATAAAGCCGTAGCCGCACCAGTGTTTGAGGGAACGCTTTCATGGGGGCGGGATGCTGACGGCAAGGCTATCCGCATTGAGGCGCTGGAGAAGCGCTATGAGGACCTGACGGATGACCAGAAGGCGCAAATGCTGCTTCGCAAGAACGTGGTGAGCGAGGCGCAGTTAAAGGCCTGGAGGGCCACTCCACTGGACGTTTACGCCGGGGCGGTGCGCAATAGGTTTGAGAGCACATTTTTGAAGCCTGGCGTGGTTTGGACGGATGCCGAGCTAAAGTCGATTTTCAAGCTGACGGACGGCCAAGTGGTGTTGTACAAAGAGTTCCGCGCTGCGACTGACACCAGCCTAGACAACATGGCCAAGGCGCAAATGCTGCGTGAGGCCGGTAAAGACGTGGCCGATTTGCACGACCTGGTGATGGACGCGCCGGACCTGGATACGGCTGCCCAAACGATTCGAGAGGTATTGCTGGACTTGGCAAAGGAGGACCCGGACCGCGCCGACGTGCTGACGGATGCCGCAGCGGGCGTGCTGGAAACTGCGGCCAAGATCAATGAGCTGAAAAAACAAGGCTATGCCCCATTAAGCCGGTTTGGCCGATACACCGTGGACGTGGTGGTAAACGGCAAACGCGAATACTTTGGGCTGTTTGAGACCGAGGCCGATTCCAACAAGATGGCGGCAAAAATGAAAATGGAGTTTGGCCCGGAGAACGTGGCCCAGGGCACCATGAGCCAAAAGGAGTTTGAGTTGTTCCAGGGCATTACCCCTGAGTCGCTGGAATTGTTCGGCAACATGATGGGCTTGGACTCGACAGGCAACGAGGCGCAAGACAAGGCGTTTCAGACCTACCTGAAACTGACCAAGAACAACCGCAGTGCTATGAAGCGACTGATTCACCGCCAAGGCATTGCTGGCTACAGTGAAGACGTGGGCCGGGTACTGGCTGCATTCGTCTACTCCAATGCCCGGCAGACTTCGGCAGCACTGCACATTGGAAAGATGGATGAGGCCATTACCGAGATACCCAAAGGCGAGGGCGAGCTGAAAGACCACGCCATGGAGCTAGCAGAGTACATCAAGCAACCCCGAGAGGAAGCCGCAGGCCTGCGGGCCATGTTGTTTGCGCAGTATTTGGGCGGTTCTGTGGCTTCGGCCATGATCAACTTCACCCAACCGCTGACGGTTTCTATTCCATACCTGAGTCAGTTCGGCGGACTTGCAAAAGCTGGCAAGGCATGGGCGCAGGCCGTGAAAGACATGGGCCGTGGCGTGAAGCTGGAACCAGGCTTGGAGCGGGCGTTGAAGGATGCCGAGGAAAGCGGGGTTGTGTCGCCACAAGAGGTACACCAACTCATGGCGCAGGCGCGAGGTGCGGCCACGCTGCAAAGCGGGGACGGCACACGCAAAGGTGATGCGGTGGCCATGGCTAAAAATAGCTGGACGCGCGCTACTCTGGCATGGGGAAAACTGTTTGGCTATGCCGAGCAGGTGAACCGGCGCAGCACGTTTATTGCGGCCTACCGGATTGCGGTGGACCAGGGAATTGCCAACCCGGATGCATTTGCCACCAAAGCTGTGAACGAAACGCAGTTCATCAACAACAAGGCCAACAAGATGAAGTTTGGCCGGGGGGCTATTGGGGCCACGTTGATGACGTTCAAGAGCTATTCGCTCAACTGGCTGGAACTGATGCACCGGTTGAGCACGCAGGACGGCAAAGAAGGTAAGTTGGCTGCGGCTTACATGATGGGCGCCCTGTTCTTGGTAGCAGGTGCAGGCGGCCTACCTTTTGCCGAAGACATTGAAGACCTGATAGACGCCATCGGCCAGAAGATGGGCTACAACGTGAGCGCCAAGAAGGCCAAGCAAGAATTCTTGGAAGACCTGTTCGGTAAGGCCGGGGCGCAGTTTGTGGGCCGGGGAATGTCTGGACTGCCTGGTATGCCGGTTGATTTTTCAGGCCGGATGGGTATGCAGAACCTGGTACCTGGCACCGGCTTGCTGCTTGAGAAGCGCGACAGCACGCGGGACGTGATGGAGATTGTCGGGCCGGTCGGTGACCTGACCAAGCGCATGTTTCAGGCGGCGGGCGCGTTGGCATCGGGTGAGGTGGGCAAGGCAGTTGAGCTGGCATCTCCAACGGCGGTGTCGAACGTGATCAAAGGTGCCGACATGCTGGACAAGGGCATGTACCGTGACGCCAAGGGTAACAAGGTGATCAGCACCACAGACGGCGAGGCAGTGGCAAAAATGGCGGGCTTCCAGCCCGCCAGCGTTGCCCAGGTGCAGGAAGGCAATTTCATTAACCAGCGGGCCAAAGACTTCTACAACATGAGGGTTCAAGATGTCCGGGCCAAGTGGGCCATGGGCATTTTTGAAGGCGACCAGGACAAGGTGAAAGAAGCCCGCGAGATGATGGCCGACTGGAACGAGAACAACCCCGATCAGAAGATGACAGCTAACATGCCTGCCATCATCAAGAAGGTGCGGGAGATGCGCAAGGACAAGGCCCAAAGAATCGCAGACACGGCGCCCAAAGCCATGCGAGCGCAGATGCGGGCGGATGCGATGGAGGCGGCTAGGCAGTGACGGGCTGCGCTCTTTGCTCTGCCAAAAAAGCAAGATGTTTTTCCGTTTCGTCAGCTGTTACTTTGGCTGCAAGATAGCAGGCTGAATTCTTTGGCGCGACCGCCTGGAACGCGCGGTATTTTTGAACTTGCAACTCAAGAAAAAATGTCATTTCATCCATTGCTATCCTTTATCAGCCTACGCATTCACCATCGGCGACAATCCTACCGCATCCAGCGGCATTGTCAATAAGTTAAATCCGCGCTGCGATCTGGTCCGAAGTTTCGCGGTAGTAGTGGTTCATGAGGATTTTCAAATCTTTGTGCCTGGATATGCGCGCAAGCGTCATCACGTCCACTTTCCGCGCAAGGTGAGTAAGGGCGGTGCCGCGCGTGTCGTGGAACGTCAGGCCCTTGATCAGCAGTTCCCGGCACAACTTGCTGAATAACACTGAGCCCTCATTGGCGCCTACGGTAAAGGCGGGGCGCGCCAGCAGTCGGGCGGCGATGCGCCCGATGGGGATTTGTGCGCGCGCCTCGGTCTTGGTCTTGATTGTCACCACCCGTCGCTTGGCGTCAAAGTTGTTCGGGGCGGCCAGCACTTCTTGAAGCCTCATACCGGTGCGTAGAGCAATATGAAACGCGGCCTGCATCTCTGCGGTTTTGCCGGTGCGCGGCGCGCGCAACACCCGTTTTATGAGCTGCCACGTCCATAGCTGATGGCGGGGCGGGTTTTCTTTGGGTAGCTTTACGCCATCAAAAGGCGCATGGTCTATCCATTTCCATTCTTTGCGCGCCAGATTGAACAGGTTGCGCAGTAGATTGGCCTCGCGCACCACGGTGCTGGCAGACACGGTTTTTAGTCTGGAATCCCTCCATGCGGCTATGTGCGGGCTGTCAATGTCTAGCAATCCCGCATCCGCACCAAAAAATTCCCGCATTACATTGAGCCGGGCAAGTTCCCACTTCGCACCGGCCTTGGTGCTGGACACGTCAACCTGGTAGCGATCAACTGCATCGCCGAACGACTTGTTACCCCCCGCCCGGGCGCGCTTGGCCGTGGCCTCCTGCTCTAACGCCCAGGCCTGCGCCTCGCGCTTGGTGGAAAACACCTTGCTCTGGCGTATGCCGTTGCGCTGGATTTCAGCGCGCCATGCATCGCGGTACTTGCGTATGTAGGCCATGCGGGATGGTGTGCGGGATTCGTGCGGGGGAATCTCTGAAACAAAAAAGCCTCCCGAATGGGAGGCTGTAGTGTATATGTAGCATCTTTGCTTATAAAAACGCTTTGATGGTGCCCGGGGCCGGACTCGAATTCAGGGGTGAATTGCTTTTGGTGCGGGATTTGTGCGGGTTTTTGTAGGTTTTCGGTGCAAAAACGCTCGGACTTCAATCCTAAGCCATCGCGGGTTTCTGTCTGTTGAGCCGGGCGCAATGGCTGGAAAGCTGATCATTTTTGTGATCACGTCGCGCGCGTGGCGGCGGCTGCACTTGTACATTGCGGCAATTTCGCTCAAGTCAATTAGTTCGTCCATTTACGCCTCCCGTAGCAATGCCAGCACATAATTCCCACACCTTGGACCCACCACCACACGTAGTTAGCGGGGCTGTTGTAGCGCCGGTTTTTGTTGCATTTTTCGCAGTATCTTGTTTTCATGGTGATTCTTTGGTTTGTATGCGGTGCAAGAAAATATGACTAGCGTTTTTGCTATTGATATTTTTTTGCAGGCGGTATAGTTGCAGTTTTTGCAATTGATCATGCTTTTACTTCCCCTTGGGTGGCTGGCATATTCTTTCCAATAAGCGCCATTGCCTTGGTCCCGGCCCGGCGGAATGCTTCGGTTAGTGAGTCTTTTAGGTACGCGTGCCCCGTGTATTCCTTGGCTCCGGGTTGAAGCGTTACCCATACAAATTCTCTTCCGAGTTCGACATCATCACTGCGGCCAAACTGCGGTCTAAAAAGCGCAATCATGCGAAAGAAATCGCCGTCATCAGCGAGAGAGCTCCAAAGAAGTTTTTCTGTGCCGCCAAGTTCGCCATCTTTGTCGTACCAAAAAACCGTGCCGCGCAACCCATCCGCGTCATGGGCTGGTTCATCGGTATCGCACCATTCGGCTTCAGGCCAGCCAGCTGCCATTGTTTCGCGCGTCAAAAACACGCCCGCAGCCTTAGCCGCCAGCTCCAGCAGTTCGCGGTCGGTTTCTGTGGTCATACATCACTTCCTATCGGTTTGGTTTTTCGAGGCCTTACCGGGCTATGGAATGCAACAAAGTCAACACCGGCAGGGGTTACGCGAAAAATTGAATCCCCACCACTGATCTCATTCCCGGCGCGCTCCGTCATTAGGCCATCGGCCACCAGTGCGCGGCAATTGTCAAAGTCCGCGCTGCCGGGGCCTGCGCAAAAGTGGTTGCGATAACTTGGCTCGTCGCCATACTGGCCAACGCCAAGCGAATGCTGCAGAACGTGAAGTTTGCTGTCCATCATGCTGCACCTCTTTCTTTTTCCGCTTGGTCATAGTCCTTAATGACATCCTGGGCCGCGTAAGCCAAAGCATGCGCACGATTAAATGCTTGCTCCAAGATGAACTCTGCTTCGCGTTTCAGTGTCCGAACGGTGGCGCGCATTGGGTGCTCGCTGCCTGGTTCGATCGCGCGAATAGCGGCGAGCGCGTCAACGGCGCGAGTTGCTAATTGGTCGGTCATGCTGCACCGCCTTCCACGCGTTTAAATTCGATCACCCATACCCATGGGTTAGCGTCCCAGCTTCCGGGGCCGTGGAGGGATTCCCAAAGCACAGCGTATTCAGCAATTGGGCCGGTGATCTCTTCGGCATTGCGGCCAAGAATCATCGATTTTTTATCTTGCACGCCCTCCGCAATCGCATCCGCCTCGCTTATGTCCTGCAAGCGCTCCACGCGCACGCTGATAACCTCAAGCGTAATGCGGCTGGCCCAGCGGGGCATGAAGATGCTGGGGCGCCAGCGGCCCGACAGGGGTTTGGTCGTGGGATCGCTTTCATCAGCCAGAAAAAAGCAGTGCCGACTGTGTTTTTGGTGCAGCAGGAACTCATGGGCGCGCTGGCCTACGTTGTCCAAGTGCTGCCAGGTCTCCCGCACCCAAAGCCGGTCGCCGGGCTGGCCGTAGGGGCAATCCCGCAGAAGTTGCTGCATGCCGGGCAAGTCGTTTTGGTTTGGAACGACGTCACCGTTTTTGTATTTCCATTCGCGCCGCGTCTGCGTCTTGCTGCCATTGAGCAGCGCGCGCACCATCGGGGCACTGAAAAGTATGGGGCGGGATTTCATGCCTCACCTCCCATTGCCTTGCTGCGCTCCCAGGCTTTTATCTCGCCCCGCGTCATAAACATGTAGGTGTCGCAGCCACACACCGGGCATATCTTGCGAGTCAACATGCCCTCCTTCTTTCCGGCCATCATCGCCTCAAAGCCTCGCCACTTGCAGCGCGTGCGCCCGCAGCGAATCGGCGCAGTGTTAAACGCGGGGCGTTTGGGCTGCTTTGGCGCAGCCATAAATCCGGCGGGTCCAATCATGATGTTTCTCCCATCGCTTTGCCGCCGTCGGCAAGGGGATCAGTTATGCCGTGGGCGGCTTCGGTTTTACGGACCAACCACTTAATGCAATCAAACGGGGTCATATTTTTCGCCGACATCGAAGCTGCCTCTTCTTGAGTTTGACGTATCCATTCATCCATTAGCCCGCCGGGCACGCCGCGCCCGGCCATCATGGCGTCAATGCACTCATTCCAGCCCTTGTTGTAATCCGATACACGTGCGGACTCATACCACGGCGCAATCGGCTTTTTTAACGGCACGGCTGGCTGCGCTGTCTGGGGTGCGGGTACTAGAGGCACAACTTCACGAACATCATTTGGATGCTTTAAATTCAATCGGTTTAAGCACTCTTTTGCTTCTTCCTCAGAGCCAAAATAATTTCCGCAGTGGTTACTATTAAAGGTGACGCTCCACTGCACTGGCTGCACTGGCTGCAAAAGTAGCAAAGTCAGCCGAAGCATTTCGCAAGCCACGGGCATCGGCACCTCGTATTTTTCGCCATTGATCAAGACGTTTACGTTGTCTGGTTTGTCGGCGGGCTCTTGTGCACGTGCCAAGTCCCAAACAGGCCCAAGCCAATGACCTTCGGGCGGTTTGTTTGCTCCCTGGGCGCCCAGGGTAAGCGCGCCAAGCACTGTGTGCACCACTCTTGCACGAATGCCCATGGGGTCGTCATCAAGCGAATACTTTGCCTGTATTTCTGTTGCTGGTTGCGCGCCAATGCTCGCCAACAACGCATCAACTTCGCTTGCCAGGTAATATTCGACCCCGTGCTCGGTTTCATCGCGAGTGAGTGTTTTGAGTGTTTTCATGTGTTTTTCTGTTCAAGCGGGGTTACTTTGTAGTACTGCTGTAGGCGCCTCAAGATGGCGGCCTCTTCGTCCGTCAAAGGAGAGTCGTTACGGCGTGATAACTTATTTTCTGGCTGGGGGGTGGTGTACGCGCAAAGCTGAACGGCCCGATAAGGCGCATTGTTTGGCCAGTTTTGATCGGCTAGCTTGGCGTTTTGCTTTGCATCATCTTCATCGGCGCACAATGTCGCCATGCCATTCTTGTCAATGCAATACCAGCGCGAGTTCTGCACTAGTATTGCATCGTCTGGCACCCCATTTACCGTTCTTACTCCTCGTGTATCCCACCTAATGTGGATTGGGCACTCTGGCGCTCGCTGCGCTGCCTTCCAATCAGCTACAAAACTGATCGCCTGTAGCCCGTGTTCATCTAAGATATTTTTAATCAATGCCCACTCTGATGGTGGCTCCTGCCCTGGCTGCGCCAATGCCTCTTTGATTCTGGTGATTGCGCCATTTGGGCCGCGTTCCTCGGCATTCGTACCGCAACGGGTTTCCAGAGCCTCAAGCGCCAGCTTTAATGCTTCACGTTCTTTGGTCATTTCAATACCCATCCCTTCCGCAAAAATGTAATTTTTCCGGCTTTCTTCAAAGCCGTTAGCCTGCGGTCAAGAATCCTAAATTGGTCTACCGGAATCGCGCCAGGCCTTGCATCAAGTTGCGCTTTCAGTTCGCCGGTTTCCTTAAATAACGAAGCCGCAATTTGAAAAAACTGGGCAGGGCTTAGTTTTTGGACTACCTCAAGAATAGAGGCGTCGATTTTGCTGTAATCAATTTTCATTTGGCTCTCCCACTACTGCCTTGATCATCGCCTTGCCCAAAGCCGCAAAATAGGTATCTGAAAGCTTGGTGGAAACCACGTATTTTATGCGGTTGTCTTTTTGGTCCAACACCAGGTCAATAAACCCCGCCTTTCGCAGTTCTTTCAATCTGCGGTGTGCCGTAGTGGTAGAGATTTCAGGCAGCATCACCATGGCTTTGAGTACGGTGAGTGGCTCGCCACTTGCCCAGTGCAAGGCAAAGGCTTTAAGCATTGCCAGGCTTACCGCGTCCAATGCAATTTGGGGCGCATTGGCCAAGTAGTTTTGAAATATTTCTTTGCTCATTTTTTGCTTTCTTTCTGTTCTGCATTTCTGGCGCCTGTCATTTCCCACAGCGCTATCGTTGCTGCCTCCAATTTAGATTCGGCTTCGATTCGTAGCTCATGTGGCGTTTTCCCGCCTGGCCGCACCACGGTAACCAGAATAGGGCCTTGTGATGACTGAAAGCGGAATTCAAGATAATTCTTTGCATCCGGCTCGTTTTCAAACAAACCCATAAACATACCCGCCATGGCCCCTGGGATTTCTGCTTTTATTTCAATCCCGCCGTTGGCGATGTAGTTAAGGGTGGTAATAAATGGGTCGCTAACCATTTCCGCCAAAACCCGGTTTTCCAGTCGAAGCAAGTGCGCGTCGTACCATGGGAATATGATGCGCCATACACCGCGAATTGCGTTCAGCAAAGTATTCGATTTCATAGTTACTCCTTGCTGCGCTCGGCCAGTTGCTGCTTTGCCCATTCAACAAATTCGCTTGTCCGCTGAGAGCATGGGGTGATTCGTTGTTGAAAATCAATGTGTACGGCCTGTTCATAAAAATGCTCAAGCTCTTCGTCGGACATGTCATCCTTAAGGTCGTCTGCGTCAATACTGAAATGTTGTGGGCGCGTTTTGCCTGCATATCCATCGTTAATCTCGTATTTTGCTTGGAACTTGTTTTTTTTCATGATTTTGTTTCCTAGTATTGGTGGGAGTACTCGCTGCACTGTGTTGCGCCTGCAAAAGCCACGAATGCCCAATCGGACGGACTCAGCATCCGCTTTCCCCCCGTAAATCGTTAAGCAGAAAAAACCATGCGGTTGTAAACCGCACGGGTTTTGCGTACATCGCCGGCACAGTATTCGGCGACTTTTTGCAGTTCACCGGCTTGCACCATTGGCCATACGTCTTTGCCGCTAACGTCGCCTTTCCCCAGCAAGCCAAGCGCCATGCAAAGCTTGTCCAGGCTGATACGATTGCCTACGCCTGCAAACTGAACCATGGTGTCGTATACCTTGTCGCTTTCCCATGGCTTAGCCTGGGCGGCGCGGGTGATTACCGGATGCGGCTTAATGCCGTTGACGATGTAGCGCTGCACCAAAAAGCGCAGGTCAAATCCGCTGACGTTGTGGCCAACAATGACCGTGCTGAAAAAGTCTTTGGGCGATACCCGGTCTAAAGAATCACTCAGCTCCAGCAAAACAGTGTTCTCTGACATTTCAGAGAACGTTTCGGGCTCGTTGTCGCCCATGGCAATACCTACGCATACCACTTGTCCAAAAGCGCCGTCTAGAGCGGTTTTATGCAGTGCTTCGGCCACTGCTGCCGGGCGGCTTTCTTCGTTCCACTTTGCAATGGTTTCGGCTTTTGTGATGTTGCCGGGGTGAGTAACCTGGCTGGCCACGTATGCGAGTATGTCTGCGCGCTGGGTGGGGATGGTTTCAATGTCGAGTGTGATGATCATGATTTGTTCTCAAAACGGAATGTCGTCGTCCATGTCGTCAAAACCGCTTGCGGGTGCAGGCTGCCGCGCCCTGGCGGCGTCGTGGCTGGGTGTGCGCGGAGTCGTAGCCCCACGAACGGGGCGGTGACGTAATGTCGCGACTATCTTTGCCAGCTGTTCGGGCTGGGTTTTTTTGTTTAAAATTTCGCTAGCGGTCAGTTCAGTGTTCGCCTGAAATACGCCCTTTAACACCATGCGTGTGCCGGTTCCACCGCGGGTTTTTTCGTAATCCTCCGTCTCTAACAAGAGGCCGATGGCCTTGCCGCACAGATCAGGGAACACTTGTCCCTGCACTTGTTCGTCAACGCGGCTTTCGTTGTTCCACCGCGTGTACGTGCCAGCCTTCGGCGCGATGTTTCGCAGCGAAAGACAAGTCATGATTGCGGACAAGGTTTGAAAGCCCATCAGCTTCTCGCCGTTCTGCTTCATGGTGTAAATCGACAGGCGAGCCCGCTGCCCGGCATTGGATTGGAAAGTTAGGGCAATGCCCTTGGTTCCAGTGGATGCGGTGACATCAACGGCCTGTGTGAATGTCCCAACATACTTGCCGATTTCAGCAATCATTCCGCCGGTTGTATCGGCTTGGCGGGCGGCTTGTGTGTCTAATGCGTACATGTGTTTCTCCAGTGGTTAAGCGGTTGCGTTGAGTTGATAGAAGTCAGCGATAGAGCCGTCAACGGCAGCTAGATCGTTGTCAATGTGGGAGTCTGCAAACATACCGATAGGTGACTTGCAGCAGTCCTGCCCATTTGTTTGAGTGGCAAATTTGTAATTGCCATTGATTACTTCGGTGCGCAAGACAATGGTGAAGAAACCCTCGGGCACGATGTGCTGATCAACCAGCTTGCCCACGGTCTTCATGCGCACGTTGCCAAAATCATCGGTCTGCGTGTGGGCCAAGATGTAGACCCGGCGATGTTCTGCCAAGTCACCTGCGGCCCGGAAAATGTTCCATGCATTTTTTCCAATGTCGGTGAACTTGTCGTAACCTTTTTCACTGGAGCGATTCATAAGCTCGTTAACCATCACGGCCTGATAATCATCAATTACCACTATTTCATGCGGAGAATTTCGCATCAGCTTTTCAATCAAAACCGGTTCACTGGTCTGGATAACGTTTCCGTCAGACTTAAGCGATAAACGTGTTTTCCAACCTACTGCGCGAAAAGGAAGTGGTTTCTTTATGCACTGAATCAACAGTGTTTTGGATGGGTCCAGGTTGCGCATGCTGGTTGATTTTCCCGATCCGCTGTTCCCCAGTAATAGTGTTGCAATTGACATGATGTTTTCCTTGTGTGACTGTGTTTAAGGTAAGTGGTTGACCTGATTCCATTAGGTCAATAAGGTGATCTTTGATTCGCATTTCAGAACAGTTTGAAAATCTGAGGCATGAAATACACCCCGCCGCCAATAGCAACAATCCAAAACACTGCCAAAGCAATGTAGATTCGGCGCAGCAACTTGCGGTCGTCTTTGGTAATTGGCTCGTGCACTGCCATGCCCTGGCGGGCTTGTGCTGCCATGGTTTCCCAGCGGTAGGCCTCGGCTGCTTCGTTGGCGGCTTGCAGTGCCATCATTTCGCTGGCCTCGTATTCGCTGCGGTTCATGCTGCATCTCCTTTTGCTTTGGCGATAGCGGCGCTTTTGTTTCCAGCCATGAGATCACCGTAGTTAGCAATGGCTTGCTCTTTGGTATCGCCAATCTTGTTGGGCGCATGCACGCCACAATAGAACTTGCCGTCAATCTCATGCTTGCTGGGGTTCATGCACTGGTATGTTTTGGAAGATTTTCCAAGTTGCATTTCTTTGGTGCACCTGTTCATAACGTAGTTCTCCTTACGGTTTCGATAGCCCGGCGCACCGAGCGAATCACACCCAGGCCGTGGCGGCGGTACATGGCAAATAGTCGAATGAAGGTCATGCGAATGCTCCGGTTGCGAGGCCAATGACAAACGCCATGGCGACGGCGCAAAGCGCAAGGTCTTGCAGCCGGTAGGGGTTTGGCGTTACTGGTTGGCCCAATTGGTCAAAGTGCAGCCGGTAGCAGGTGCAGGCGCGGCCTTGGGTGCATTTATGGGTGCAGCTCATGCTTGCACCTCGCGTGCTTTCAGCATGGCGTCGGCCATTATGTAAGCGCACTTTGCGTAGTGTTTATCGGTGGCATTTGTACCGTCTGGCGTACCTCTCGGGCTTGCAATCAATCCCTGCATCGCCTTGGCGGCAAAGTAATCGCGTAAGGTCATGCCAGATTGCTCCATCAATGTTGGACTGTTAATTACTGGAAACGCTGGACCGCCATCGTTGATGTCGCTCATAGTGCAAAATCCTTCAAAAACATCCAAGGCTTTACCAGTAAAGTGGGTATAACCCCGCCATCAACTACCGGCTCCAGTGCGATTGACTTGTCAGAGATTTGCGGTCCTTCAAAAAACAGAACAACTGCATCGCGCGAAAATCTGATTGAATGCACTTCATCTGCTTTCATGGAATACCAATCACCGGCTGCATAATCTGTGCTATGCCAAGTCCACTTTTCTATAGGTCCAGGTTCTGTGGCATAGTTTCCAATCTCGCCTAGATAGTGAAGTGTTGTGGATTGATAATCACTTGCTTCCGCATAATCCATTGGAAGCGCTTTCTTCCAAACGTAATTTTTTACTTGACCACTCAATACTTGACAAACAAAATCAAATCGGTGGCTATGAGGGGTAACGGCTTCAAACTGGTAGCAACTTCCTTGCAATATCCGAACCAATCCGTTTTTACCCGAATCGCCAAGCAAGCTACTTTTTAACCCTGGTAAAACATAGTTGCGAATATGCGAGTGCGACATTTTTAATATCGCATCGATATGTTTTTTTGTAATAGGTGCGCTCATAGTGCAGCCCTTCCCATATCTGCTAGTGCGTCGTTTTGCGGGGTTGCTGCGCGTTCTTCTGATTTGGCAATGGCCGCGTGCGCCACCTCATGCACATATCTCCAGATTGCGCACTCGGGTTCCGAAGAGTGCGCAAGAAAAAGTTCCAGCGCCTTTAGCAACTCCGCATTGACCTCATGCAAGCGGCGCAGTTCGGCGGCGACAGCCAGATCATTTTTTGTAGCAGTGCCTTTGCCAAAAACATTGGCTTCAATCCAAACGGCCAACCGCAGTGCCTCAGGTTGCGTGCTCATGCTGCACCGCCTTGTTTTCCCAGCACCGCCAGCGCTGATCGAATTTGCAGCAGCGGAGCGGCGCAAGGCTTGCAAGGCTCAACGGCAACGCGTTGTTCAACCATCTCTGCACCGGTGGGTTGACCTTCTGCGTGCTTGCTGTACGTTGTGGGGAGTTCGTAACTCAAGCTGAGGTTTTGGCCGCATGCGGCGCAAACAAACTTTGTCACTAAAAATTCGCGGCTCATGCTGCACCGCCTTCCGTATCATCCGCAGCTACGCGCCGCACGGATGGAAACACCACTTCCGGCAAACCCATCGCCGCAAACACCGGCTTCGGCACCAGTTTCAAAACCGGCTCACGCGGCGGGTACGCTAACTCTGCTTCGGCCGCCAGCACATCGGCCCACAAGCTAATCCACTTCGCCTGCATGCTGGCCAAAAGGGCTTTAACAAGCGGGCATTCGCTCGTTTTGAGAACGGTCAAAAGTTCGTTGAAAACAGTGTCTTCTGCCACCAGGTCGGACATTGCTTCTTCAAAGCTTTGAAAACCCGCAGTGCAGGTGCCCATCAAATAAGGCACTTTGCCAAAGGACTCGAAGCCATCTTTGATGATTTCTATCCAGCGCGCCAAGTGGTTTTCTTGGCGCGCTTCGTCTTCATCTTGCTTGTTGCCCCAGGCTTCGGCATCGGCGTGGGGGTTTGCTGTGTAGTGCATGGCTAACTCTGCGAGACAAGCGTTGCAACTTCAACGCCGGCCGCGCGTTCGGCGTCGGTTAATTCGCAATCGTTAACGTTGCCCGACAGGCCGCTTGGTGCACCTGTAATTTTTTCTCCATCCACAAAATGAAAGCACGTTGCCTCCACTTTTTTCAATGCTTGTTTCATCTCACTCTCCTATCATTCCCCGGCCATCCGGGCCGGTGCGGTTTGTTAATCACACTGGCAAGCCCGAAGGCTTGCCGTTGAAATTAAAGTTAAGAGTTAAGGTCGATTTACTTGCGCATAGCGTTCTCCTTTATGTTGTCGCGGACGTATGGCTTACCGCGAAATGCCGTAGAAAAATGCAGGTAGGTGTAGGCCGGGCTTGATTCCGGCTATCGGGGTGCGTAAGCACCGCATCTGTCAATGCGCGCTGAGACAATCCCGTGGCAGGGCTACTCTTGGGCCATCGCCCAGTGTCGAGCGCCTTTCCCGCACTTCCTTACCAGCTTCGGAGCGTGTCCTTCCACGCCGCTACACCTATCTGCACCCTCGTATCGCTAAAAATGAGAGTGATTTGTGGTGGCGGCTGGGGCGCAACTCCAGCTATTGCAGACCACGGCATCCACATCGGGTTACCCCGACCCGCCAAGCATTCACGCGCTGGCACGCTGTATCCGTGTATTACGGTTCTGCTTTGAACCGCACATCTACCACCACAAATCACTCTCTCCTATCGCTAAAACCGCATCAAGGAACATCCTCTAGAGCGCCCTCCGCACTTGTTCGGGCTTACTGGCCTCCCCGCTTGCCAGCTCGTTTCGCGGTTTGCTGCGATGGGGTGTACTGTAAGGCATTGCCTAATGATTGTCAATAGGTAATGCTTAATAATTTTGATTTGATGATGAAAATTTGGCTTGCGCAGCGCGTGCGCCAAGCAAAAAAAAGCCCTCGCAGGGAGGGCTAAGGCAGGTGGCCGCTACTGGGCTATTTTTTTTGGCACAACATGGCTTCGCGCTTGGTCTTTTCCTTGTGCGCTTGGACGGTTAGCCACTGCAAGTTTTCGAGATCGTCAGGTCCACCGCATTTCAGCGGGATGATGTGGTCAATCTGCCAGCCAGGACATGGCAATCGGTGCATGCCTGTGGCCGGACATGCCTGTTGATACACAAAAGCCCGCAACACCGCCTTGCTGCGCTTGTACTCGGCATTGGCTACCAAGGGTAGGGCGCTAGTGGCAAACAGGGCTATAAGCAGAATGGCAAGTTTCATGCGCTCGCTCCTTGGCGACTCTCAGGTGCCGCGCGGGCGGGGTTGTTTGTTACTTTGATTGCAGCGCTGGCGGCGTTGTATAAATTCCTTTCTGGTCGTAAGGAATTGATTGCAGACTCTCAAACGTTCCTTCTGACCCATCTTCTCTTTTGTATGTGCTTTGAACAATCTGCCACAAACGCCCGGTTTGAGTGTCCAGCATGTATTGATCCCTGCGCGCTTGCGATATTTGCCCAAAGACGTACCTACCACCCGGTGATGAAAGGACGCTTGTCTTGTTTTCGCTTGGTTGGCTGTAGGAATTGCTGAAAAAAACAAGCAGCAATAGCGCAAAAAATGTCTTCATGTTCATATCCTTTTGCCCTGCTTCTGATTTTGAGCATGTCTTGATTGCTGGGCCTGAAAGCCACTGTGTGCCGATGGGTGTGCTCATCAAAAATCATCTCCCTGCCACGCCTTGACGACGCGGCCAAACACCTGAAAATCCATGCCGGGCTTGATCGTCCAGGCGTCGTATTGCTTGTTCTCTGACAGCACCCGCAGGCCTTCGCCGGGGATGCGCTGTAGCCTCTTGATAAAGCCCTCTTCGCCCACGCGAAAAAAGTACACGGCGTCGTATTCGACCGTTGTTACACCGGTATCCACAACAATCGGGTCGCCGCTGTTGAACATGCCCTTCATAGAGTCGCCGAACCCGGTGACGATGCAGAGGTTAGCGGCGCCCGAGTGGCTGCGAATGTTTTTGTGCACCCACTCATGACTAACCGTCCAGCCCTGAATTACGCCCGGCTGATCTCGCAAAAGTAGTCCTACCCCCATAGCCCCCCCCGTGTTGAATTGAGGAATCATCAGCTCTGGAGGCTTGGTTTTTTGATTCCTAAGTTGGCCCAACGAGATCACGTTTTCATTGAAAGCTTCTAAGCCCCAATGACTAAGGGGTGTCTTTACTAGCCAGCGTACCAATTCGTTGAAATTGGTTTTGGTTATACGGCCGGTGGACATCCAGCCAGATACGGAAGGGGGCTTGACTCCAAAGTGGCGTGCCGCATCCGCCGGCGTTTTCCCGTTTTGTTCTAGGGCAAGCCGTATGGCTTCGCCCAAGTCTTTACCAGTAAGCATCGCCTTATTTAGCCAGAATAGCAGTGATTTAGGCAATGACTGTTGACATGCGTTAGGCAATGCCTTACAATAGCGCAATGTCTACTAAAAATATTTGGGTCGAACTTGCCTGTCAACTGCTTGGCTCGCAGGCAGAGCTTGCCAAAGCACTGAAGGTCACTCCGCCTACCGTTAACCAATGGGTCAACGGCAGCAGACCAGTTCCGATTGAAGCCTGCGTGGCGATTGAGCAGGCAACGGAAGGTCGTGTGATGCGATGGAACTTGCGTTCCAGTGACTGGCATCGGATTTGGCCTGAGCTTGTTGGGCGGGTCGGCGCCCCCGAGCCTATCAATTCCGACGCGCAGGCCTGACCTGCACACCAGTTTCCCTGCCCCCAACGAAAGGCTTGAAATATGCCGCAAAACATGAGCCCCGAAGACCCCATAGGTTTTGAAGCATTCGCTCGAACGGGCAGCCTTGCCCCCATGGGCACGCTGATCGATGAGCTGAAAACCAAAGTGGACCCCGACACGGCAGCGGCTTTTCGCAAGCTGGTGCACGACGCCGGAATGGATACGGCGGGTGCGCTGCGGGACTGGGTGTATATGCTTGTTCACGGCAAAACTTTCACGGAAATTCAAATGGATGCAGTGAAGGTTAAGCGCCAGGCGCTATTCGGTACAGGCCCTATTGAGGGCCTTGTGAGGGCCGAGAAATGAGCGCCTTCGACATTCTGAGCAAGCCGCGCGCGCCAGTGGCGCCGACACCGGCAAGGACGTATCGGCGGATGCCGCTTGAGGCTGTTAAGCCGCGCGCGGGGCACTTCAACACCACGATTCCCACGACTGCGCAGAGCGACCGCACTAACGCGATTAAGGGGAAGCTATGACCGACGCAACAACCCTTGTTTCACGCATTCGCGCAAATTCTCGTGACGCATTAGCCACGGAAGCAGCCGAAGCTATTGAGCGCATGCAGGGCCACCTGGAAGGTGAGTGCCACTGCCCGTGTTGCGATCAGGTGCGCGTTTGCCTTGAGGTTTGCGAGTTTTCTGAGGATTTTCCTGCTGATCACCAAAAAATGATTGAAGCTAGGGAAGCGTATTGGGGTAAATCATGACCCCATGCCAAGCCCTGGAAGACGCCTTACTTCAGGCAAAAGCCAAGATGCACGGAGAGCGCTTGATTGCGAACATGGCTATGGGCTTGCGTGATGCCGCGCAGAAAGACCTAGCCGAGATGAACCGGTTTGTGTTGCAGCGCTATGAGCTTCGGGGCGCGGGCGGATGCTATTTCTTGGCAGCGGGTGAGGTTGATCGTGAGATGGCGGGGATTGCGTAATGGCGCGCATCAGAACGATCAAACCGGAGTTTTTCACAAGCGAGGACATTGTGAGCTTGTCCCCGTTGGCAAGACTGCTTTACATCGCAATGTGGTGCGAAGCTGACAAGGAAGGCCGCTTGGTGTGGAAGCCGTTGACGTTCAAGATTCGTTTTTTCCCGGTAGACCAGTGCGACATAAATGCCTTGTGCTCGGAAATTCTTGACCGGGAATTGGTCACGCTTTACGGCAACGGATACGCCCTTATCCCGTCTTTCAAGTCGCATCAGCACATAAACCCACGCGAGAGCGCTTCGCAGTTGCCAGAACCTGACGCGTCAACCACGCGTCAACCACGCGTCGGCACGCGTCAATCACGCGACAGTGACGCACAGGGAGGAAGGGAAGGGAAGGGAAAGGAAGATATATCTCGCGTCGTTGACGCTTCGATGCCGCCCGGCTTCGCCAAATTTTGGGAAACCTGGCCAACCAATGACCGGAAACAAGCCAGGGGCAAGTGCCTTGACGCTTGGAAAAAGGCGAGCGCAGAGCGTGACGCTGCATTGGTTTTGGCCCACGTTGAACACCTGAAAAACGGTGAATGGCAAAGGGACGGAGGCCGGTTTGTGCCTGCACCGTTGGTCTACCTGAACCAGCGTCGGTGGGATGGCGTTGACCTGGAAAACCAGACGCAAGGCGGTTTGTTGGCGGGTGCGATATGACCGGCCACGAGCCCCTGATTGCCATGCGAAAAGCCGGTCAAAGGCCTGAGGCTGTGTTTTTGGACGACTTTCACAGCCCGAGTGCGCGGGACTGGAGCGAGCCCGGAAAGGCGTTTGGGCAAGTCTGGCCCATGGACTACCCCACGATTGAGATTGCGCAAAACGACAACCCACGAACGCTTGATCTGCGGTTTGTGGTGGGGCTGCAAGTGCACATTTCATCGCCAAAGGAAAGCCGCGCAAAAGCGCTTTTTGAGCGGGCAAGGCAGTGTGGCGCTGCGGTAGTAGCGGCTGCGGTTTTGGAGCCTGGCGTTAGGCCAAGAGAGCAAAGCGGATGGCTGGAAATTTGGCGTCGGGAGGCTGACCATGGCTGAAATTTTTACCGATGAAATCGACTTTGCGCAGTACCTAAGAGAAACCGATGCAATGACGAAAGTTCGGCCAGCATCGGACTTTGTGGGAGACGCCAAACGTCGGTTACGCACCCAGGCGCGGGTAAAGCGGGTCTATCTGCCCTGGCCTAAGTGCAATGCGAGTTTTGAGTTTCGCCGGGGCGAGGTGACGGTGTGGGCGGGTCAAAACGGCCATGGCAAAACCGATGTAACGACGCAAATTGCCTTATCGCTAGTGGGTCAAGACGAACGGGTGTGCGTGGCCAGCTTTGAAATGCGGCCGGTGATGACCATTGGCCGGATGGTGCGCATGTTCAACATGACGAATCCGTTTTCGCCTGAGTTTCAGAACGACGCCGCGATTGACGTGCTGGACGACCTGTACGACCAGTTTGGCGAATGGACTGACGGCAAGTTATGGCTTTACGACCAGACCGGCACGGCCCATGCCGAAACCGTATTGGGAATGGTGAAGTACTGCGCAAAAGAGCTGGGTATCACTCACATTTTTATCGACTCGCTGATGAAGTGCGTGAAGGGCGAAGACGACTACAACGGCCAAAAAGCGTTTGTGGACCAGCTTTGCGCTATTGCCAAAGATTTTGACGTGCACATTCACCTGGTGCACCACCTGAAAAAACCGCCAAAGGAAGGTGATGTGCCCGACAAGCATGACACAAAAGGTAGTGGGTCCATTACTGACCAGATCGACAACCTATTTATGGTGTGGCGCAACAAGCCCAAGGAAGACGACAGGCGCGCCAAAGGCGCAAAAAGCAACAAGGCAACGGAGCCCGATTGCTACCTGCTGTGCCGTAAGCAGCGCAACTACGAGGGCAGTGATGACGGCGAACCGATTATTTCTCTGTGGCGCCATTACGACGCCGGGCAATTTGTAGCGGAACAGGGCGGGCCGCCTTTGTTCTTCCCAGCTTACCCACACGTGCAATCAACGTGATTACTTTAGAAAAAATCGTGGAGCACATCTTGAAAATCAAAGCCGTCGATATTGAGTACGCCCGCTACGCCGTGGGGTACTACGACGAGCTGCTTCCGTGGATGGGCATCAAAGCTGCGGTGAAGGAGGCGCTCGAATGAATAAGTCAAGCATTCGTTTCGGTTCTGTGTGCTCTGGTATTGAAGCCGCAAGCGTTGCATGGGAGCCACTGGGATGGCAAGCAGCATGGTTTTCGGAAATTGAGAAATTTCCGTGTGCCGTGCTTGCGCATCACTACCCCGATGTGCCCAACCTGGGTGATATGACCACTTTGCCAGACCGAATCACGTTTGGCGAGATAGAGGCGCCCGACGTGTTTTGTGGTGGCACGCCGTGCCAAGCATTTTCAGTCGCCGGAAAACGCGAGTCCTTAGCGGATGCGCGCGGCAATTTAACGCTTACTTTTTGCGAGATCGCCGATGCAATTGACACTAGACGGGCTGGAGACGGACTACCGGCAGCCATTATTTTCTGGGAGAACGTGCCCGGAGTCTTTAGCACCAAAGATAACGCCTTCGGATGCTTCCTCGCTCGCTTATGCGGGGGCACTGAGCCACTTAATGCGCCCGATGGGTGGCCAACTGCGGGCTGTGTTTCTGGCCCCCGCAGAACAGCAGCGTGGCGGGTTCTGGATGCCCAATATTTCGGAGTGGCCCAACGACGCCGCCGTGTGTTCGTTGTCGCAAGTGCTAGAGACGGGTTTGATCCCGCAGCGGTTCTTTTTGAGTTCGACGGCGTGCGCCGGGATACTGCGCCGAGCCGAGAAGCGGGGCAAGTCGCTCCCACCATCCCTGCACGCAGCCTTGGAGGCGGTGGCCTTGGCACCGACTTCGACTGCGATGGAGGGGTGGTAGTACGGGTGCCTCCAGTTGTGGGCGCAATGTCTGCGGCAGGTGGCACCAGCAAAAAGCATGGTCATGGCTGGGGGCAGCAGGATTGGGAGAATGGGTACTGCGTGCCCGTAGCCTATGGCGGCAACCACGAAGCGCCGATTGCAGCTTATTCGTCGGGCGTCAAATACGAGCATTACAGCCACGATTACGCACACGATCGTGTACTGTCAGTTGACGGTATTGCGCCGGCGCAGACCGTCAGCAAAGGCAGCGGTAGCTTGAATGTTGCCGTGCCGGTTGGCGTCACTATCCACGGCACTGATGGCACCTCTACGGTTGCCAGCTACAGCGAATTAGCGCAATGCCTGCGTGCGCGTACACCGGGCAATATTGACAACAGCAGCACCACGGTGGTTCAGCAGCCAGTGGCCTACAGCACCAAGTTGCACAACACCACAAGCAACCAGGCCGGCAAGTTTTACAAAAATTACACGGCCAGCCTGGATGCCAATAGCCCGCCGCCTGCGGTGTTTGCTTCTGCTGCTGTGGCAGTGGACTTCCGCAACATGCAGGAAGGTGAGATTTCTAACACGATGCAAGCGCATAAAACTGGATACAGTCTAAATGCGATGCCATCCGTGCGAACCGCTATGCAAGTGCGCCGCCTGACGCCGGTCGAATGCGAGCGCTTGCAGTACTTCCCCGACAACTACACCGCCATCCCTTGGCGCACTTACCAAGAGGCGGCGCGCAAGGGCATTAGTTACGAAACGATGCTGGCGCAGCGCGGCATGACCCTGCGCGGCCCCAGCCGGGAGGAATGCCCCGACGGCCCGCGCTACAAAGCCCTAGGCAATTCCTGGGCCGTGTCGAACGTGCGATGGATTGGTCGGCGCATTGATGCCGAGCTGAGAAAAGGGGAGACGCTATGACCCGCCAAACAGTAGACGCCTGCATTAATTGCGTGATGGAAAGGTATCCCGGTCATTCAAAAGCCGCGCAAGCCAAGTATTTCGAGGCCGTGCACCAAGAGCTTGCGCCACTTGCGCGTGCGATCAAGGCAGAAAACAGGCAGCTTCGCGCGGAACTTGCTAGCTTAAAACAGGAGGCGGGAAAGTATGACTAACCTAATTCGACTGCCGCCCACCACCAGCATGAATGCAGAGCAAGCGCTTGCCAGTGCAATGACGGATGCCGAATTTGGGCACCTCACAGACGTGCTGATTATTGGCTACGACAAAGACGGCGATCTTTTTATTCGGTCAAGCCGATTGAACTTTGCAGAAGCCTTTTTTCTGGCAAACAAGGCCGCGCGTTGGGCGGAAAACGGTGGGCGACTATGACCTTATTAAGCCATAGCTGTGCTCTATGCGGTCGCCGAACCCTACACCCTGCCTTGATGATCGGCTCCCGCCCGGTAGGCCCCACTTGCGCGCGCAAGGCCGGGCTGATCAAGGTGACAAAGCGCAGTGCACGAGTGCTGCCTTTTGTCGGGCGCCGGAAGCCGAGCCTTAAGCGGGATAGCGAGACGCTTGACCTTTTTGAAGGGGTCGTATGAAGCAAACCTATTTCATGGTCAACGACCTAGCGCGTGCCAACGCTATCAAAGCAGTGCAGGCAGCGCCGCAGGGCTACATGGTGCAAATCAGTGAGCCAAACCGCTCGCTTGAGCAAAACGCCGCCCAGTGGCCGTACCTTGAGGCTTTTGCCCGCCAAAAACAACTTTGCATAAACGGCGAAATGCAGTGGGTTACTTCCGACGATTGGAAGGACGTTTTAACCGGCTGCTGGAACGGCGAAATGCGTATGGCCGCATTCGACGGAAAAATAATCATGCTGCCCCAGCGCACCTCCAAGATGGGCAAAAAAGCATTCGGCACGTGGATGGAATTCCTTGTCGCAATGGCCGCGCAATCGGGTGTGGAGCCCGTCTACGCTAGCGAAAGGCGAGTGGCGTGACGAAACCCGCAAATTGCAAGGTGTGCACCTGCGCATTCACC